GCTCTAATTATAGATGGTACTTGTTGTAAGAACTTAACTGCAGTATCCTCATCTTTCTTATCTGCTATCTTATCAAACAGGTCCGCCATGTATGCTTCAGAATCAAATTCTCCTGATTTTACTGCTTCTGTTAAAGATTTATATATTGTTTTATATAATTTTTGAGATTGAGTCTCACTTAAGGCACATGTTATTTTCATCTTTTAACAATCTAGGTCATCTAACAAATCATTAATTGTGGTATCCACTGATACATTCTCACCGCTAACTTCAGCTTCTAATTGAGCCTGTGTTGTTTTATCTCCAAGCAATGTAGATACAACATCTGTAGACTCTTTAGAAGTATTCTGAAGATTTTCATCAGCTGGACCAACTTCAGGACCATCTTCTTCAGTGAATATGTCACTCTTTAATTTAAACATTTTATTTAACATATCAATGGAAATTGTCATTTGATTTGTCTTACCATAAGGTTTTATAGTTACTGTACCTTTCTCCATATTAACATCACTAATAACAGCTGTGTCAAATGGACTCAAGAATACTTCCCCTTTATTCTTACCTTTCTCTACAAATATAGTATTTTCAGTATAAATGTGGTTTCCTTTATCCCAAGTTTTTTCAGACTTAGTGCTGGTTCCACCTGAAAGAAGTGTATTCCTTTTTATATCTAACAACATTTGCACTTTTTCCAAATCTTCTGCTGTCATATTCAATGAATCCATTCCTACTTCAAGCTCAATTCTCTCTAATGCATCATAGTCTTTAGCTTGATCTATCTTAGTTTCATATTGTTTTACTTTCTCAGACATATTAGCAGTAGGTCCAGTAGGTACATCACCGCCTTCTTCATAGTCAGTTCCTTCAACATCATCAGCTATTGGGTCAGTAACAAGGTTAGACACACTATTAGATAGAGGCACAGTGCTTATTGTTGGTGCACTATTCAATGGTATAGCTTCATTAACTTTAGCTTGTATGTCTTCAGTTATTGGTAGGTCAATAAGTATCTTACCTGCTTTAAGAGCATTAGGTGAAGTAGGTTTTGAAGCCTTGAGTATTTTACCTGTTTCTTTTTGTACTACTAATTGAACCGGTAATATTTTAGCAGTGGCTTTAATGCCAAGCATATTATGTAACAAGTTAATATATGCAGCCTGTTGGAACATATTAGATACCTTCTTTTCATACTCTCTACTGTTTGGATCATTATAACCATCCCATTTACCTTCACTTCCTGTTTTAAGATCCACTATATAAAAGTTTTTCCCATCAGTCAGTAAGAAGTCAATCTCACCAGCAACATTTGCACTCTTATCATATACAACAAGACCTTTGGAAACAATTACTAATTTATTTGTATCCATCCATTGTTTCATAATTTGAAACAATCCGTTCTCTCCAAATAAGTTATCAAAGGCTTCTTTAGTAATTTTAGTCTCATCAAATACAGGTTTACCACCAGCAAATAATTCTTTAGATTGAGCATCTACATAATTACCAGCTTCTGTCTCTTCATTGTATGTTTCTTCTTTTACCAATCTCTCAACCTTATCTAATAAAGTATCTTGTGGTTGAGCAGCTTTCTTAGCTGCAACAGGAGTAACATCAGGTAGTCCGGCAGATAGTTGTAACAACATATTAGACTGAGCATCACTCATCTCATTTGGATATCCTTGGTATCCTGCAGACTCATTCCAATTGTTTATAATTACATTTAAGTCTTCTTTAGATTTTATCTGGCCATTTTTAATAGCATTCTGTAAATTACCAAAGAATGTAAAAGAGAGGTTAGCTCCAAGAACACCCATCTCATTTCTTGACTTAGCTACTAGATCTTCATAACTTAGAGTGGCTTCAACAGCTTCAGCAGGAGCTTCTTGTTTAACTTGTTTCTCAAGTGTAGCTATTTGATTTCTTATTTCCTCAGCTCTTTCTGGATTACCAAACTCACCTTCTTCTACTTTAAGATCCTCTCTTAATGAATAAAGCATTTGCTGGTCTACAGTAGTAACATTTAATATTTCCTTTAACTGTTCTTCTATTGCAGTATATGATTTCTCACTAAACCCTGGAAGCTTAGCTGATCTCAACATAGCCATAAAGTCATTTAGATTTCCACCAGAACCTAATGTTGTATTAAACATGGCTCTAATTTCTTCTATAAGAAGATACTCATACTTCTTATCCTTAAGTCCTTCTACAACATTACTAACCCTTCTAAGAATATCCTCATCAACTTTATAACCAGTTTTCATTGGTGTGATTCTATCCTGCTCTTTAATAAGCAAGTCAATTCTAGCCTTAGCTAATCTTAACTCAGGACTTAATTCACCAACTCTTTTATTTTCTATATAAGCAGACAAGACATTAGCTTTAGCTTTGTATTTAGCAAGGAGTTCTCTTTCTTCAGTGGTTAATGTAGTAGGAGTCTTAGCACTTAGTTCTTGTATAGCAAATCTATAACTCTGTAATGCAGCCTCAAGCATAGCATCAGTTGCATCATCAGCAGATATTTTATCACCAGATGGTAATGTAAGTGTAGGCACTACAGCTTCACCTGCTGCTGTTGTAACTCCTTTTAGCTTTTGGTTTTTTACATAAGTTTCTATTATCTCAAAAGCCTCTGACTCAGATTTTATATATAACTTAAATTTATCTTGTAGATCTTCTTCACTTAAAGTATCAGGAAACAAGTTTTTATTTTCCGGTCTAGCTCTATATGCATCATACCCATCAATAAGTGCTAGCCTTAATTCTTCTGGCATAGCTTCTATTGGTGTATCAGGTGTGATTTCTTCAATCTCAACCTGTTCTGTAGGAACAAAAGCTTGTGCTGATTCTTCAACAGATCTTTCTGCTAACTCAGCTCTAAGCTCAGCATATTTTTCATTTACAGCTTTAACATCAGCATCAGTTGGTCTATCAATGATTTCAAATATCTCACCTGAATTAAACTTCAAGTCCATTTTCAAATCAATTATCTCTCCTGAAGCATCATCATATCTTAGTATACCATCAGCATCTTTAAAGAAAACCTGTGTTTTCTGTACACCTTCATCAGTATATTTTGTTTCAGCAGATTGACCATTGCTTAATTGATCATTAACAACCTTTACTGAAAACTCATTGGTATTATCTATCTGTCTTACAGTTACTTTAGTAGGTACTCTTGGAAGTCTTTTTATTTCATCCTGTTCTTCCATGTTAAGTCTCTCAAGCTCATTATCAAGCTTTTGACTTTCAGTCCTTTGGTTTTCAAGCATGTCTTGAAAGAAAGACAATTTCATAAACTCATTAGCTACATTATCATAGATAGGACTACCAGATTTAATTACTCTTTTATTTGTAGCATCAAAGAACTCTGTAGGTATAACTCCTGTTTGTTTGAATACAGCAAAATCATCTAAGTCAACATAAATACCTTGAGCAGCCATGTTGTTTAATAACTCATTAAACTTAAGTCTTTCTAACTGATTGTTTATGTTTTGTCTGATATAGTCTTCTCTATTAGTCCACATGTCATACATCCAGTCATATGTTCTATCAACATGGTCCATGAAACCTTCTGGATCATTAAGCATGTTAATTGCATCTGCTAGTTTTCCTGACTCTTTACCTAACCTGTAGTAATCAACTAGTTTTTCAAAAGCATCATCAATCTTATCATTTAATATTACATCATCACTTTGTTTTGCTAGTCTCAACATATACTTTTTAAATGAAGACTCTAGCTTGGTCATTATTTTATCATCAGCAAAAGAGGCATCTCCAGAAATACTATCCTCAATTTCAGCACGTTCTTTATTTAACTTAGCTAACTGTCTGTCTATAAGTGCACTTTCTTTTTCAGCATATGCTTTATCTTTTGCATAAGCCTCATAGTATTCTGGGTTAGATAGTTTTTCTTTTCTATCATTGAGCTCATCTATCTTAGAATCAACATCACTTAATTGAGCTTTCTTAGATGCAATAGCTTGTTTAGTCTCATCTTTTTCTTCAGATGTTTTTAAGCCTTCAGATCTTTTTCTAAGATTATCTAACTTAGTCTGTATTAAACCTCTGTCAGATTTATTTTTAGTATTGCTTAATTGTGTCTCAAGAGTTGATATTTCTTTTTGTACAAACTCAGCTTCACCAGTATCTCTAACTTGATCACCTTCAAAGAAGTGACTCATAAAGTTATCATAGTCTGCTTTAAATTCTTTTAGTGAAGCTAATGTTTCTTTAGACTGTCTAAGATTTTTTTTAGAATCAGGATCTGTCATTCCTTCTAAACCAGCTATCTCACTTTCAAGAACTTGTATTTCTCCATTCATTCTATCAGCTTTAAACAAAGCCTGAACTCTATTAGGATCAATCTTACCAAGCAACTCATCACTAGCAACATCTTGAAAAACACTCTGCATTCTTGTCATAGTGTCTTTATAGGTCTCATTATAAAAAATTATTCCTTTCTTACCTTCTTCCCAAGCTTTATGATAAACTGCAGCCTTTTCATATTCTTTAGTTCCTTTTTCATAATCATTAAGATCTATAGGATTAGGAAGTCTTTCATTAACATTTTTATATAGCTTCTCTATCTCTTTAGCTTTATTAATTATTTTGTCAAGTTTTTCAACATGACCTTCAGCTTGTTCAAGTGTTAGACCATGAGCTTCTGCATATTCTTCAGTAGTTAATTCTTTTAAAGATTCCATATGGTCTGTCCATATATCCATAGAATCCATTTCAATCACATCAGTAATACTTCTTACAGCAGCTTCATTAGAAGCATCCCGTTGTTGTTTAGTGTCTCCTCCTTCAATAACTTTAGCAAGTTCTGTTTGAGTACCTAAACCAAAAAGATTAGTATTATATAATTTAAGTGGATCATTTTTAAGTGTATCATTTACTGATTTAACTTGTCTATCAACTTGATTTTTTATTTGGTCTTTAAAAGCTGCATATTTTTCTTTTTGAAAGACTTTCATGTAACCCTGTTGAACTGTTGGTATTGCAGCATTTAAGGGTGAAGCAAACGCTCCCATTACAAAACCTGATGCAAATGTTTCAAGACCTTGTCCACTAACTTGTTTACCTAAAGCTTCACCTGTTAATTCTAATACACTTTTTTCTTTCATTACTTTCCGTTGAGCCTCAGTATACATGTACTGACCAACCGGTTGAGAATAAAAAGATTGTAAATGAGCATTTTTAGTAGTTTCAGCTATCACCTCTTGAAGTGACTCTTGAACACCCTCCATTAAATTTGCTTTAGTATAGCCAATAGTTGCCTTTACTGTTTTTTGTAAGCCTTGTTTTTTAACAGCAGCATATGTTTCTTTAACCCCTTTCCATCCTGGTTTTATATAAGATATCTTTGGAGTAAGTAATTTCTTTCCTGTTGACTTTAATGTGTCTGTTGTAAATTCCCTAACTGTTCTACCAGCAGCCATTTTTTTAACATCAGCTACTTTTTTAGTCATCATTCTGGCTAAACCAGTTTTAGGATTCATGATGTTTCCAAAAGTAACTTTATTACTTGCAAAAATTAAAAGAGTATTAGCTAACATAGAGTCTTTACTAGCTTCTCCAGCTTCTCTTTTAAATGCATCATCTAAAGCTTCAGATGGCTCTGCACCTTTATTCTTAGACTTATAGTCATTACGTAACTGAGTGTAAAGATCATTTCTTTGAAAACCACCTTCTAACCTAGCTTCAGATAAGGCCATGTTTATATTACGGACATCTCTGTATAATGCACCAGCTGTTTTGAATGTAGCATTTTGAAATCTATTCCAGCCTTGTAATTGTTTTGCATTTTTTGCAATATCAAAACCTGTCTCTAATAAATTTTCTGCAGGATTTGCAAACTTTGCAATACTAGTAGCAGCTTTACCTACTCTAGTTTCTAATGCTGCACCAATCTTTGCTGCATTAAAAAACTCTCTAGCTTTATTTATATTAGTGAGTGATTTAAGAGATTTGTTTATACCAGATGCTGCATCAAGAACAGTATTAACACCTTTAATACCTCTCATGCCTCTACCTAGTTGAGATGCAAATCTTCCAAGATTAAGAGCACCACCAACACCACCAGTAGCAGCGGAAATAGCTAACTCTTCAGCTATTGCTTCTACCATAATACCAGCAGAATAACCAAAGTTCATCAATGTGTTATTAAAAAAGGCTCCTGCTCCACCTGATGTATCTTGTGATATTGCAGCTGCCTCAGCATATTTAGCCGCATCTTCTGGATCATCACTAAAATCTCCCTTTAACATTCTGCCTAAACTCTTAGGTCCAGACACAAAACCTGTAGCAAACAAAGGTGCAAATCCATGAACCACACTTCTTTCTGTTCTATCTAACCAACTAGTCTGAGCATTAAATGCTGCATCATTATCTTTAAATGGGCTAAAACCTATTTCATCAAAAGTCTCTTGACCAAAAGCATGATATCTTTTATAGAAAGCATTACTGTTTTTACCAGCATTATATGTATAAGGAGTTATTTGATCATTAGTTGTTTGAAATTGCATCTCTTTTTCCAAACCTTTTAAAAGTCTGTTTTGAGCTGCTTCTTTTAATGTAGCAGGTTGTTTTTGATTTTGATTTAATTGCTTATCAAGATCATTTTGTAAAAATGGAGGCGGTGTAGCTTTATCACTCTGTGGTATTATTCCAGCAGAAGCTAATAACTCATTACTAAATGGCATAACTAAACATTAATTATTATTGATTCTGTTTATTTGCAGGTGTTTGCATTTGAATATTTTGTTGTTGTTGGCTAAACATTTTTAAATCTTTATAAACCCAATCATTCAAATCATCAATTGCAGTACCTAAGGCACCTTCTAAATTTCCACCAAATGATGTAGTACTATTAACTGCTGAATCAACTATTTCTCCATTATAATCTTTAAGCACTTTTTCAGTAACATAATCAGGATCATTTGGACCACCCTTTTTAATTTTAAATGAACCAAGACCACTTGGATGATCCCATACAAACTCATCATTATATTCTACAGTTGACTGTAGAGGAGTCATGGTTGAGTTATGTAGTGCATTATTAAAATCTTTGTTTGGAGCTACTATACTTAAACCATACTTTGTAAGATTATCATAGTTATCTTGAGTTAAATAACCACCTGGATTTTTGTCCTCTTGTAGCATTTCTTTTAAGAACTTGTCTGGTAAATTAATAGTCATAGCTCCTTTTGACATATCTTCTGCAGCAATTCTTTGAGCTGTCATATCAAATGCATTGGCTTTAGTACCATGTTTTTTAGTCCATTCCATATAATCATCAAGCAATCTTTTACCTGTAGCAGATGTAGTTTCATCCAATGAAGTTGTAGTAAAAGAAAACATACCTGGTTCAACTTTTCCAGACTTAAGACCTGTAACACTTGGTCCCTCAAAAGTAATTACTCTATCAAGACCATCAATAGAATTACGCATGTTAGCCCAATCTTTAGTGAATTCCCAAAATGTTATTGCTCCTAATGAAAATGGTTTGCTTAAATCAACTCTACTCTGTAATCCTTCTGAACCAAAACCAGTACCACCATCGGTATTAACTTTTTTATATCCAGGAACTTCTTTTATTAAATCTTTATCATATTTATCAGAATACACATCACTAGCACTTTCTACAAATTGTTTCATCACTTTTTCATTAATGCTAGATATATAATCTTTAATAGAAGTTGACTCCTTGAAAAAGTCAGTTGCTTTTGAATCTTGTGCATACATAGGAGCTCCTATAACTTTATTTGAACTCTCTCTGTCTTCACGGTATAAATTTTGTGATGTAAAATCAGGAGTACCCATACTAAAAGTTCCTTTTTGATTTCTACCACTTGCTAGTTTTTCTCTTTCAACATTTAATTCAAAATTAGTTTTAAGCTTATGGTTAGGATTTAAATTACCAGACTCATCATACATATTGTTAAGTTCAGTTTTAAATCTTGACATATCTGTATTTAGATATTTACCATTTTTATCAAACTTAGCTTCTCCAAAGTCTCTCATCATTTGAGGATCATTCTTAAACTTATTATAAACATCATTGGTAACTATTTTCTTTGTTTCATGTCTCCACTTTCTTGAGTCTTGCATGTTATTACTTATTGTGCTTGCAATAGATAACTGTGTATCTAACCCTTGTGCATTAGCTGCTTTAACATTTGTAAGATTAGCATTAGTAATAACATAGTCTGTACCTTTAGCAAGAAAGGATGCTAAATAATTATCTTCTTTTTTAGTTGACCATTTAGCAGAACCATATGGAAGTCCTTGTGCTTGTTTTCTAGCAATATCCATTGGATCATGAACTGTTTTTCCTGCACTAGTTTTAATCTTAACATCCATTGCTTCTTGATTGGTATGCTTAAGCATAAAATTAGCACCTTCAGTTTCAACTTTTTTCATTAAAGCTTTAGGATCACTGAAGTCAGAATATTTCATATAGTCAAGACTACCTGCACGGGGTATTAATGTAGGAGCTCCTGGAGGTTTTGTAAGATCATAAAACTCTTGTTGTGTCATTTTTGGTCCACCGCCAGCACCATTCATTTGTTGGTCATAAAGCTTAAGTAAACTTAAAACACCCATCTTTCCTTTTTGATCAAACAAAGTAGAAATAGTCTGGTTTTCAATATTTGCAGTATTTTGTTTATCTAAATTAGCACTTTTTACAGGAACTCTTTTAAAACCACCGTCAAGTTGTTCTTTCTGTTCTTCACTTTTTTTAATAACAGCTTTAGCTGCTGTTTTAGTTTCTTCACTTTGAAAAGGATTAGCAAGTACTGCTTGTGCATTTGCAACTTGTTCATCAGTTACTTTTTTTCCACTGCCTGAACCACTACCAGAACCAGACTTAGGTGCTTTCTTATCTCCACTATAAGTATACTCATCATAGTAAGCTTTAGCTTTAATATTATTTAAAGCATTCTGACCTTTTAATGTTTCAGTTTTGTATCTCCAAGAACCAGCTTGATTTATCTCAGACATTTGATGAGCATGTTTAACATCCAAGACTGCATAAGGATTTTCTTTGAAATCTTCTTTTGCATCTGTGTATGCTAAATGACTAGCTGCATCCATGATATCTTCATTCATCAATGTATCAGCCATATTACCATCTATAACTCTTCTTAGTTGATCAATATCTTTATATGGGTTTTGAAATTGTCCAGTACTAGTATTACCACTACTTGAATAAGCTCCATTAAACTGTGTTAGTTGCTGATCTAGTTTACCTAATATAACATCATTTGTTTCTTTACCTGATTTAAATTCAGCTAATTGTTTTTCTAATAAAGGATCAGAACCTTCTTTTTTAATCTGATCTTCTAAATCTGCAATTTTAGCATCATATACTTTAGCATTAGCTTGTTTATCTGCATGTCTGGTCTCAGTAAGTTTTTTCATCTTACCATAAGCATCTTCTAAATAAAACATCTCAGCTTCTTTTACTCCACCATATTTTTCAGCTTCACCATAAGCAAAGTCTTTACGGTTTACATAAGCTTGAGTATCATATACTTTTTTAACTGCAGGGTCTGCACCAAGCTGAGCTTCAAATAAATTAGCAAGAGGCTCAACTAATAACTGACCGTTTTTATTTTTAAGTATCCATTTACCATTTTGACTCATGCTAGTTTTTTCAAAAGATAGATTTGCATCTTTCTTTAGCTTCAACATTTTCTCTTGTACATTTACATAGGGTGTATACTCTGGAGATGCCATCCTCATAGCTTCATCAGCTGATGCATTTTTAAACTCTTCTCTTTTATACTGTAGTTCTTTTATACCATCATCCCAAGCTTGTGCTCTAACTTTTTCATCATCACTTTTTGTTAAGCCTTCCGCTGCACCAAGTGTGTTGTTAAAGTTTTTAGTCCAAGCCATATCTTTCATCAAAGAACCATCTTCATAGAAAGGCTTAAATATTTGAGAAGCTTGTTGTACATTTTGTTCAGAAGACAAATCTAGACCTGAAATTCTTTTTAAGTCAAAATCAATTTGCTGAACTGTATTATCTCTCTTTTGGATATTGTCATCTCTTGTTAGATCAGCATAATAAAACTGACCATACATCTTGTTTAATGACTTATAGTTTGTATCATATTGATTTTGCTTAAGCTGTAGCAAGTTAGCAACCATGTTGATCCCTGGATCATGTGGCTGTATTGATGGTATGATTGACTGAACGCCTTGTAAATAGGTTCCCATATGTTTATAATTCTATATTGTAAAACTATTAAAATTTTATAAGTTTACTAAACTTGTTAGGTTTAGAGTATAAATGGATACATCATATCCGCATACACAAAACCACCTTTCTTATATGCTGCTCCACCAAACTTGCTAGAATTTAATCTCTTAGCTTGCATGTCTAAGCCAATAGCTTTAAGAGCTTCACCTTTATCATAACCTAGTTTAGCATAATCAGCAACCTGTTGTTTAATGTCTGCTGCTGGTGCTTCTGGGGTTATCTTTTTATTATTAGTATTTATTCTTCTACCAGTTTTATAATCCCATTTCATACCAGTAGCTTCATTTGCTACAGCAGCCATTCTTGCATTACCTTCTCTTTGTGCATTTTTAGCAGCAACATTAGCCCATTTATTATTAAAGTCTTGAGCTACATTACTATCTCTTGTAGCCTTTCTTTGATTATAAACATCAGAGTTGTCTTTCTCAAGTAGTAACTGATTCCATTGATGTTGTGTATTAGCTTTATTTAAAGCTGTAGCTCTTGTTGCATTATCAGCATTTGTCTGAGAAGCTAGATCTATGATGTTACCTTGAGCACCTCTTCCGGCAGCCATCATTGCAGCTATAGCTCCCGCAGGATTATTAGCCGCAGTTTTTTGAATTGCATTTATGGTACCTTGTGTCATACCTTTCATTAATTCAGCTTGAGCCATGTAATCAGTTCCCCATGCATTTTCTCTAACCCCTGGAGATTTACCCTTGATAGGTTGTGTATTAGCAGTTTTAGCAGCTAATGCTGTAGCTAATGTAAAATCATCTTCAGGAAGATATTGCATACCAAGTGTTTCCATTGGTTGTAGTGATTCTTCCATCTGATAAGATGTACATGGTTCACATGTACCATCAGCATTTTTAGGAAATACTGTTTCTTGCTTAGTCATAGGATCAGTACATACACACTCTTCTTCTGTTGTTTCTGCTGTTGTATTTGTAGTTGTAGTTGGTGTACCTGCTTCATCTAAATAAATTGCTTCTTCTTTTTCTTTGAACATTTCCTCAGCTTGTGGAATACAATGAGCAAGTAAAGCAGTAAGACCTTCTACAGTTCCTTTCTTTTCAGCTGCTAACTGTTCAATAGTAGCACCTTTCATTAACCTATCACATAATGATTGTACCCCAGCTTTATCATAACCTTTAGAACTTACAGGACCTGTATAAATAGCTTCTCCTTTATATGTTCTTGCAGCACCAGGTGTATACAAGTACTTAGCTTGTTTACCACTAGCTGTTTTAGTAGCAGTTCCTTTATGGGATTCAAAAGTTTTTTTGTCAGTTGCTTTATTTGCAGACACATCTCCTTTTTTACCTTTAACAACTTCCCCATTACCAGCTTGCCGTAAAGGAACACCACCATAAGCCATCTCATTAGGATCATTATAAAACGGCATTCCATAACCACCCATCTCCATTCCATACATAGCCATAGGAGCTTGTTGCATTTGTTCTTGTGGCATTTGTTGTGCCATAGCCATCATCTGCTCAGGAGAAGGTTGTCCTTGTGGAGGAGCTTGCATTCCTGGTTGACCCATTGGAGGTCCTTGTTGTTGCTGTGCAGCCTGTTGCTGTTGTGCAGCTTGTGTTTGATAATCTGTTAAAGCTTGATTTATTAATTGTTTAGCTTTAGGTTCTGGAATAGCAAGATTGGCAAGAATGCCCATCATGTCTTCAGGAGTCACATCATTTTTTAATAAACCAACTAAGATCTCTTCTAGTTGTTGACCAGCTTCTAAGGCAGCTTGAACTCTCTCAGTTATTTTTCCTAATGCAGCTTGTAAACCTTCTTGAGCTCTTCTTAATAATCTACCACCAAATCTCATACCTGGTTGTGGAGGCATACCTTGTTCCATACCTTCTTGTGGCATTTCTTCTGGCATAGCTACAGGAGAACCATCAGGCATTGTTGGAGCTTCTTGATTAGCTTCCATAGCTTGTTGTGGTGCTCCTTCTGCCATTGCTTGTCCCATATCAATTGCTTGACCAGCTTGAGCAGGTGATTCTTGTTCTGGAGCATCTGGTAATATATCTTGTTCACTAAGTTCATTAGCTTCCATATATTGTTTTGCTACTGCAGGAATACCTTGAGGGAATCCTTTCTTAGCTTCTTGTGCTAATGCTAAAGCTCCTAATTTAATTAGTGCTTTCTTAATCATTAGCTCAGCTGTTTTAATTTGTATCTTATCAGCATCAGGATTTTGCATTGTCATCCTGTACTTGTTAAGTGATATAAACTGTTTAGATAAATCAGCCGGTGTGTATCCTCCTTTGTTAGGTGCTTTATTAAACATCTTAAGTATAGTAGGATCTTTTATAATCATAGACTTAGTGTCACTGAAGATAAAACTATCATCCGGAAGATTTAATGGTACACCATTAGAACTATGTCTAGGGCCTTTGATATCATAAAACAATGGATAACCAGAAGGATCAAATGTTAATACAGTCTCTCCACCTTCAGCTTCTAGATTAGCTTCTTCTCTTGGTACTTTAGTTATAGTAGTTCTAGATACAGCTTTAGGTTCTGTAAGTTTTAAGTTACCTCCACCAAATGCTGAAAGATCATTTGCTAATGATCCTTCAACTTGATAACCTGTTTTTGCTTTAGGAGGTTGTGTAACTCTTACTTTAAATATTTCAGGAGCTTCTGTTATTTTAACTTTATATCTCATGTTGATTATTTTATATATTCTACTTTACCTCCAGCAGCTTCAATAGCTTTTATCTGTTGGCTAGTTAAACTGTATACTTTACCTTTAGAATATTGTGAATTAATGCTTCCACCTTTTTTAGTAATAAGATTATTACCACTATAACCTGTGCTTCCTACATTTACACCATACTGATCATAGTGACCTTTAGATCCCATTTGTCCTGCATCAGCATCTGTACCTGTTACTTCAGCACTACCAAAACCTGATTGACCTGTGTCAGCTTTAGCAGCATCAGATGAACGGTTTTGTTTGGCCATAACATTACTTTGTATTGCTTCATTCCATGCATTTCCAACATTGGTAGCTACCTTTTTACCTAAACGTAAATTTGCATCAAATTCAGGACCATGGAATGTATAAGCAGAATTTTCAATTTCTCTACCAATAAAGTTAGGATCACTAAACTCAGGATTCTCTACAGTAATACCAGCTTTAGCATGTGGCATATAACCACCATAAGCCATATACTCAGGTATGTAACCACCGTCTGCCATATAGCCACCGTATGCCATACCTTGATTCATATCTTCATTAAGAGGTCCTGCTGTATTATATGGAACACCGCTTTCATCTATTGGTTCTTGAGTATTTGCTGGTCTACTCATGTTAGCATTTCCAGTAATCCCAGTACTTGAAGTTCCAAAAGCATTTCCAGCAAGTTTATTTGAAGTATCAGCAGAAGGACTAAAGTTATTTGGACCTTGAGTGAATCTCATGTTTTCAGATGGAGTTACCCCAGCTGCAGTACCAAATTGATTACCTTCAAAGGCATTTCCTTGAAAAGGATTATTTTGCAATTCAGTTTCACCTTGATTTTCTGGCAAGTCAAGCTCAGTATTTTGTGTTCCTTGTAAAGGTATTTGTGATGCTGGTAAAGGTTGCATTCTACCTGGTGCTCCTGATTCCAGTTGATCTGGCAAATTAGGTGCAGTAGATAAAGTCTTCATGCTAGTTGGTGGCTCTTGAGTTTCATCATCTCCCATTTTCCATCCTTCAGCCATAAACTTATCATACCTTTTATTTTGCAATCTTTCTTTTGCAGTTTCAGATTCACTTGGATTAAAGGATGTTCCTGTTTTAATATTTTTACCAGAACCTTGTTTGTTTATTAAATCATCACTACCAGCTTCAGCTTCTGCTTTAGCTTTTTCTTCAGGATCTGCATAGTAATCAGTAATTCTTTTAGTATCAAATGGATTATACCATTTACCTCTATCTTTATAACTTTCTTGTCTAAGATGTTTAGTTCCTTCAGGTACTTTCCAGTTAACAGGAGAGTAAGATGATCCATAGTTAAAATCTCTAGTAAGACCAAAACCTAATCTTTGTGGTTTACCTGACCAGAATTGACCTTGACCAGCTCCTTGTTGACCCTGCATCATTTGCATATACTTCTGAAACTGAGCCATTGTATTTGCATCCATCTGTGGTTGACCTGTAGTAGTTGTAGTTGTTTGTTTAGGTGCACCTGCTCCTTGTTGGTTTTGAGTAGTACTTGCAGCAGGATTAGGTTGACTAGTTGGTTGGAATCTATTACCTACAGTTCCAGAAGGTTGTACACCAGTTGTAGCTTTACCAAATGCATTTCCTTTGAATACATTAAAATCAGCAGGATTTTTTCTACCCATTTGATTTATTCTATTCTTAGTATCTAACATTTGTTTTTGAAAGTTACCAGCAAACCCATCATAAGCTTGAGGTAAAACATCTCCACCATATTCATAATCATTACCACCATAGATAAACTTAGCAAGCATATTTGGATCCATGTTAGCGGCATCTACAAAACCACCATGTTCTTTTTGAAATAACTTTTTATTTTTTTTAAGATAATCCCAATCTGATTTACCATACACTTCATTCATTGTATTCATTAAGTTCATCTTTGCATCAAAATCTGGATTAGGGATGTACTCATTATTTGAACTATATTCATTTCCTTGATTATCTGTAGTTATATAACTATCTTGTTCAATTAAATTTAATTGTTCAGGTGTTAAAGCTTCTGGACCAATAGTACTATATAAATGCATAAGCTCATTATATTTATCTTGATCTACAGGTGAACTCCACACTTGACTTTCATTAGAACTTGTATTAGGATTATCTTTAGCACCAGACTGTTTAATATTTTTACCAAAATCTTCACCCCATTCTCTTTCTATTCTGGTAGTAAATGGATTTTGGGCACCTGAATATTTCCAAGCTTCATAGTCAATACCTTGTTGGCTTTGTAAAGGAGCACCTCCTGCAGCAGGAACTTGTGTAGATTGAGAAGCTGCGGTAGAACTAACACTGGATGAAGGTCCTGTAGCTTTCATAGTTTTTTTACCATTTAGCATTCTAGCATTTGGATTCTCAAAAGGATTACCCAATAACTCTTCTGGATCTGGTAAATCAACAATTGATCTTACCATGTTACCTTCTTGGTCAACACAGTGTCCTAAACTTGGATCATATACAGATCCTGGAGGACAACTAATCTCATTCTTTTTATCAGATCTATTGTTTTGTGCAGCAGTAGAATTAGGATTTTGTTTTGCAACATCATCTAGTGCAGCATTATTAATAGTGCTAACTGTTTTCTTTCTAACTTGTGCTGGGTAAGAAGTAGCTTTATAGTTACCACCCATTCCAGGCATCATTCCGGCCATTCCTGGTAGGAATTTAGCTAGTCCACCAATGGCATCTAAGTCCCAATCAGCAGTAGCTTTTCTTAATCCACCTAGTGGACCAAACTCATAATTTACATCAACTCCTGGTATTGCCATTGGAGTTCCAAACATAGCTTTGTTAGCTCTTTTTATTTTTCTATTTCTTCCACCAAATAGAAATTTACCATTGAAATTATCACCCATTGTAGATTCTTGATATTGTTGATATTCATTTTCTGCTGTTTCCTTTAACTTAGCTTCATTTCCAGTTTGTTTAATTATGGAAGCTATATTTTTTTCAGGTGTTGTAAAGCCTGAAGGACTATCTATTGTCCCTCTAGGTGAAATGTTAGTCTCATTGTTTTTAACCTCTTCACCTTGTGCAGCTTTTCTAAGTTCTTTAATTCTTTGTTTTACATACTGACCTTTAGTCATACCACCCTGTTTGTATGCATTATCAAAAGGTTCTGCATCCATTCCAATATAATATGGTTTCTTTGGCTGCGGTATAATACTACCTGGAGCAAATTGCCCGCCATCAGCATACTGTCCACCATATCTTGCCATACCTTCATCTTCTTCATTATCATCTACACCTTCTTGAACTAAATCTCTAGCTTGTATATTATCATCATTGTACCCATAAGCAGCAGCATTATCTTGTTCTTCCTCTTCAGGTTGTACTTCTGTATCTTCTACAGGGGTATCATATGGAGCAGCTACTTCTTCTTCATCATCATCTTGATAAGCAAAGTCATTATTAAAAAACTTTTCATAAACTAAGTCTTTTACTTCACCTCTAGATTTACCATAGCTTTCATTTAAACCCATTATAATTACTTCTGGATCTAAACCTTCTTCAAGTTGTTGATCAATGTAACTATCCATGTCCATGTCTACAGCAGCACCTTCTCTTGCTTTAGGCATTGATGATTTAAACATACCCTTACCATTAGGGGCTTTATATATTCTTACTTTCATAGTATTTCTTATAATTAAATATACTAAATTTTAAATTAATCAATAAACTTTTTAAGTTTAGTTACTGGTTCTACAATGTAACCATTATCTATATACCATTGTATTTCTTCTTTAGATAAATCTTGAATTGCTCCGCCATTCTTTTTTTCATTAACATTATCAGTCTCAACATCATCTACAGTATCAAAAGTATTAACTATTTGCTGCCAAGGTAAGTAATGATAAGCTGATTTGGTTAAACCCTCTCCTTCAACTAAGTACTTTAGTTTTCCAAGCTTTCCTAAAACAGGTACAGCACCAAACATATCAGCTGCCTGACTTAAACTTGGTAATTTTTTACCACTTTCATCCCATCCTGTATAAGCTCTATATGCATCATCCCAAGAAGTATGTCCAGTTGGATCAATAAATTCACCAATATTTTCTGTAAAAGAATCAGGCACCATTGCTTCTTTTTTCCAATCCTGATTTATGTATTTAGCATTACTTGGAGTAATGAGTTTTTTTGGTACTTTGTTTTCAAGATTATTTTTAGATCTTTTACCAATAATTTCTATTTCAGGGAGTGTTTGTTTTAAAGCTTTATTTCTATTTCTTTGTTTTTGGATCTCTTTATTTAATAAAGATTTATTACTAAAAGAATTAGATGTTGGTTGTTTAGGTTCTTTTCTAGTTAATGATGGTACAGGTTTTTTACTCTCATTACCTTTTTTTATTTGAGACATTAACTTTTTTAAAAATGGATCACCTGGATCACCACCTTTAGCCATTTGGTTTAATGTAGCAATAGAAGGATCTTTGGAAACTCCACCTTCTTTATATCTAAACTTAGCAGTAGGATCATAAACCCCAGGTGCTTTCTTTTTTCTTTTTTTGAATAGTGGATTTTTTACAAACAGTCTATTAGTAGCATAAAGATTGCTGTTACCAGTTAAACCACCTTTTTTATATTCAGCCATTATCTTAAAGAATATTGGTTCTTACTATTAAATATTTTAAGTATCATATTCACATCTCTTGAATCTGCTTTGCTAAGATACAAGTAGTTAACCATATGTCTGAATTTTTTTCTTTGCAGACTATCTTTAGCATAATTAACAGCTTGTGGTCTAATAGCTTTTATATAACCATTAGCTTCTGTAGCCCATAGCAATTCTTCAGTATAATTACCTAATAACTCTGTAGTGCCTGGAATAAGTGGTCCTTGTGGTGGATAACCTGAACCTACAGGAAATTCTCCACGGTTTCTAGTTATATCCCAGAACTGATTTATTCTATACTTGTTTTCTTCTTTTGAGAATAAAATATCAAATGAATTATTATTTGGATTAAGCTTAGGATAGTCTAAAGATAAAGCTATGTTATTCTTAGGGAATATGTTTAAGTTTAAGTATCCAGAAATTTGTTCTGTGTTATGTATAACTAGTCTGTCAAAGTTATAGTCAAGTACATGGAACTGATCAGCACAAAATCTTTTTTCTCTTTTATAGCATTCAAGTACATACTCAACACTTTTTAAAGTAGTAACTGTTTGACCAGTAGTAACAGGAAATTCAATTTCAAATGGATACTGAACACCATAAAAATTACAATAGTCATTACAGTTTATACCATGCTTATATAAGCCATTCATTTTTGTTGTAACAAAACTATCTTTAGTTGGTAATACTAAGTCAGGATGCCAGTCATGGAAACTAATCCAGAATTTACTCTTAGGGTCATAGCTTACAGTAAATGATGCATCTTCAAATATTAATGGATCACCTAATGCTAGTTTTACTGGAGTACCTGATGGCTTACCCTCTTCAAAAGGAAAATAATTAAAATAACTCTCCTTACCTGTATTTACATAAACAACAGTTCCTGCCAGTGGATTACCTGCAGAATCAAATTCTTTTAGTTTCCAGTCTTTCTTACAGAAGTAAAGAACTGAGTTATAGTTATCATATACAGCTTGTGTACCAATACCTGCTACTGGATTATCTTGATATGGGTAATCAGGAAAATCTTCAAGTAATTTACTTGGTAAGAAATAATCAAACCACCATTTCATACCTGCTTGTGATACTTCTACTAATCCTTCACCATAGGTAAATATTTTACCTTGATCTTGAGAAATATAGTATAGACCAGCTGGAGTAGATATTACTGATAACCTACCTTGTGATGAACCATACATGTATGGATTATCTGCAACAACAATATTCTGTGGTTCTTTAGAAAACACACCTGCGTCACCTATAATTACTTTAGTACCTGAACCATCCATCTCAAGTGTGTCCACACCCTGGAATACAATTGGACTATCATTCTTGAATGTTACAAAAGCACCTGTCTTAGCAAAGTTCTTAACTCCACTTATTTGACTTACAAAGTCTTTTCTGTTAAGAGGTAAGTATATAAACCATCCATCACTTGATGATGTTTGCCCAACAGGTAATGAATAAGTAAGTGTATTTGGATAATAGGTATAACATAAATCAGCTACATCAGGATTATAGTAAACACTTTGTAAGAATCCAAATGAAGTAGATCTGTTTGTTAGTCTAGTTATACTTAATGAATAATCATAAATATAAAAGTTACCCTCAGTTGCTGTCAACTGATCCATTCTGAATAAGGTTTCTAAATCTGTATATCTGTATGGGTTATAACATTTCTCATAATCAAATGAACCAAGACCTCTGAAATCAGTTATTACTTCTGACTCAACAAAGAAGTCTCTTACACCAGAAGCAGATAAATAAAAATATGAATTTTTAGCAAAAAGAAATCCAGGATAGGGTGCTGCTGAATCAGTAGGCCTATCATAGTTTTCATTATCTAAGTTAAAATAGTCATTTGGAAAAAAGCCAGTACCTGTAGTTTGATTTTGAAATAGTGCTGCCCATGCTGCTAAACTTGTTACTTGTAATTGTGTTACATCATACTTTTCACTATTAGCCCAATATCTTGGTTCTGGAATCATTTGGCTATTAAAGTAATTATACTCATATCCATTTGGTTCTGTATATAACCAGTTGTAAAAAAAGAACATTGGGTTCTTCTCAGTAAATCTTGTGATGTATGTATCACCACCAAAAATTACTGGAGACTGACCAACTAAAGTTTGTGTTATAGATTTATATACAACAGGTAATACACCAGGGGCAGAAACCTGAATAGTATAAGTTGTTGATGCTAAATTATTGTATACAAACTTTTGTTCACACTGTGTAACAGTTTGTTGTATTATACTTCTTAGCTGACCGTACTGATCATCTATATCAACTTTAAGTGCAGAATAATGACTTGCTATATTAGTATCAAACTCATAGCTTTTTTTCTTTTCATTTATTCTAGGTCCAATCTGATTGTTAGTAGTTGATAAAGCCTCAAAGTAATCATCAAACATACCAAGACTACCAAGGGATTGATCTTCACCTACTATACCATTGATAAGTAATTTAGGACCTTCAGTGGTTGGTGTATCAGCTCTATCTGTTCTTAATACAACTAACTTAGGTCTCTTGTAGTTATTTATTGTAAAGCTATCTATAGTATTGGTATTGGTATTTAAGTAATCATTAATCTCTTGAGATACATTAGTACTCATATAGAATGACTCTTGTATTTTAAACCTCTTAGTGTCATTAACATTAAAAGGAACAAACTTATCATAAAGACCATGACCAATAAGTTGTAAAGCATATTGTCTATATGGAGCAAAAGCATACATTAGATCAGCTGTACTTGATGCACCATCTAAAAAGAAAAATGCAATTTGAGAAACACCACCTACTGTACCAGCCAAAACTTGTGCCCATTGTGGTAATAGTGCATAACCTGATGGATCTGATGTATATGTAATTGGATTATAATTACCACCCGCTGCCAACATCTGATTATTATGCACATTAAATGGTGTTTGTAATAAATCTGTTCCTGCAAAAAGATCTGCTAAGATTCCACCTAAATTATTATATACACCAAAGTTAGTTGTAAATGTTATATTTGCTGCTGCAGCCGCAATTTGAGGACCAGTGTTATTTGGCAATGCGGCACCTGTAGGCCATATTGGTAAATTAGGAGGTAAAAAGTTAGCACCTACACCACCTGTCACAGCCCACAATGAATCAAACTGTCCAGTAAAACCACCTTGTGGATAATTTATTTGTTTCTTACCTAATGATCTAAGTAATGCATCTGCTATACCAGATATTATAATCATCCATAAAGCATCATTAGTCATAAGTTTAAACTTAGGATGACCTTGTGGCTCTATGAATCTTTGTGTTGCTGTACCAGCTAAGTGACCGTATAATTTTAATTCTGGTGTAGCCAAGTATGGATTTCTAAAACTTGTATCCGGTGAATGAAAACTTATAATATTATAAGGTACTTCTTGATTTAATACATTATCTTGGTTATCTACACTTTTAATAAATGGATCATTGTAATACTGGTTATGTCCTGATGTTGTATTTCCTACTGGTATGATAGTATTGTACGGATAATTGGCGTACATACCTTTTCTAGTATTTGCAGGAACACCAACTCTATTATATGTTCTAAAGTTATTTAACATACCTTTAGCAATAATAGTTTTATTACCATCTCTAGATCCTCTTAATACTTCATAACCTACAATACCTGGAAGATCATTGCCCTCATTATCTTTTGGAAAAATTATGTTATCAAATCTAACTGCCATTACCCTGATAAATAAAGCACCTGTCACAGGATCTTTTCTGAAGTGATGTGCATTAGTAGATGAAGACAACTGACCTGTGTTTTCATTATAAATTACATTCTCAGGAAACTTATGATGTCTTATATTTTTACCACATAAATCATAGTCTGATATATTTGTATTTACATATGGAGGTAGGCCTTCTATTTGAGACCATGTATAATAACTTGAGTTCCAAAGGTCAGGTCTATTATTTGGATATATCTCTGTAGATTCCCAATAACCCATTTCACCTGAAGCTATAACAACACCACCATCAGGAAGTGTGTAAGGAACTACTGAACCTTGTCTAGCTGTATTTATGGTTTGAAACAATTTAGTATCACCAGGAAAACTATCTCCATTAGAGAATGTTTGATTTTCATAAATACCATTAGGCCCCCATTGTTTAGGAGCCCTTCCTGGAATGTGATATGATGCAGACTTATCTCCAGTGTCATATACCCAACGGATGAAGAATGGATAGTTCTCATCCCTCATATAATTTGTTCTTGAACCTCCTTTAAAATAATAATCTGCAGGATATTCTACTGACACCCATTCAGTCTTTATTAAATTAGCTAAAGGCTGATAGTTAAAGTCAAACTTAGTAGTTGGTCCTACTCTTAATAAATAAGAATTAAGCTGAACCATTTGATCTGACTTTTCAAATATAGGAGTCATTAATGGAAGCAATGTTATATCAACACCTTCTTGACTCTGTTTAAATTGATCTATACTAACTCTAATTGTATCTGTAGAATAGTAACCTATAATCCTTGCTATTGTATTTTCATTAATGTTTCCAACCAAAACTAGCTGAAACTCATCAAAGTTTTCTGTGTCAGCTTCAATTTCTAATGTTAATGAACCTTGAGCACTGTCAAGTGTATAAACAGGTTGTACATTACTAGCTGCAAAATAATCAGATATCTTCTCACCTTTAATAGTATATGCAATAGTTGCATAATAACTTCCATTTTGTAATGCTCCAGCTCCTTCTCCTACACGCAAGTTTAAGCATGGTGTATCCATTAATCTTGCAAGCCTTATTCTATTACAATTTAAAACATTAACATCTACACAAGTTTCACAAGGTGTATTACTACTAATTGGAGTACACTTTTGTTCCCATTGTACACCAGGCCAAAGAATATTAGGAGCTATTCCATTGGAATAAAAGTTAATAGAACTTGCACCACCACCTAACCATGAATAACTTGAATCTGGCCAAGTCTTTGGATCACCAACATTTAAGTATCTATCTGGATTTAATCCATCAGCCCAATATACTTGCCAAGAACAATCTTCTTTTTCTCTAGATGATCCTGTAATTAAATTAGTCTTTCTAAAACCCAAACATTTATCTTGTACTATTGGTCTATATGTACATGAAGCTTCTTCAAATAAACCTATCTCAGACATTCTTGATGTAATATCAACTGCTGTTGAATGAGAAGCTGTAAACACAATCCATTTATCTGAATACATGTGGATCATTCCAATAATATATTTATATGGAAATGAAATTGTAGAACCAGCTGAAGAACAAAGAGCATTTGATACCTCATTAGATAATGTACCTACATCACCTTCAATTGTATTGTTTACAGCATTTCTAGCATATGTCCACATTCCTTCTTGAATGAAAGCTGGATCACTATCTTTATGTAAACCTTTTATAAAGGTATTAGTGTTATTACTATTTAAACTTCCTTTTTCCGCTGCCATAATTATACTACTCTAGATGTGCCATTAATTCCATAAAAAGCTCTATTAGGAGAATAGCTTTTAAACATATCATAATACTTACTATACTGAGCTCTTCTGTTAGTCCACCACATCTGTTCAAGTTCTCTAAAGTTTGGTGTGTTAACTAAACTTAATGCTTGATTTCTTGCAGCTTTTAATCTTTGCTCAATAAGTTGTAACCTTGCTGAAACATCTTCTCCATTCATGAATAAGTTTTCAAGTAACCTTTGTTTGAGTGCATACTCATAATAATCATTAAGTAAGTCATGATCTGGAACAAGTAAGTTACCAGCCTCATCTTCCATAGCTCCTTGATAATTCACATAGACTTTACCAGTATCAAATGTAGTAAAAAGAAAACCTCCTTTTATCCAACCTTGATTAGCTGTGTCATAATAAAGGTTTGGGCAATCACATTCTATCTCTTGACTTTGTTTCATTCTTAGTGGTACAAGTCTAGAATATTTTCTTGTTGCTCCAGTATTGATTATTTGTATAAGTTCCCATTTTTCACCTTTACAATTCATAAAGACTCTTGGTCTTATACATGTATCACCATAAGGATTGTTTGGATCATACTCACCTGGAATGTAGTTTTGTACAGGACGCACACTACCTTCACAAGCTGCTGTATTATTACATGGGTTATGATTACATGTTGAACAGTTAACTGTAGGTACAGCACATTGATTTACTGTAGAGGGAACTTCTTTATACGGCACTTCTTGTATATTAGTACCACCAGATAGTCCACCATACCCTACATGTTCTTCATACTCTCCACAAATAAATGCAAAATTAAATGTATAAAAGTCATCAGGTAATTTTACTTTACCATGACATACTTCAAGTATAACTTCTTTAGTTTGATTTATTCTAAGACCAAGATCATAGTTTATCTTCTTTGCAATTTTGATAAGCTGTTGAGGCTCTATCATATTTTCCAAAGCAAGAGTGTTCATGTCTATTGATACATCTTCTAAAAGTTGATCAAAGGGTCTATAGCGGAGAGTGTAATTATAATCCATTATCTAAGTGAGTTTTGACTATCATCAGCACCATCAGTTGGTACAGACATAGCAGTAGTTAATTCTTTCATTACAAATTGTTCTGCTTCCGCAAATAAATAATCTGGTATAGCTAATGGTTGGTCTTGTTTTATAAGACAGTCATCTGTATCACAAGTCTCTGCCTGATTCTCAAATATAGCTTCTATTCTTATTGCATCCCAATCTATATTAGGACAGTAGATATATCCATTAAGATACCAAAAGTATGGTCTCTTATTATATCTAAATGTACTTGACTTAGTAATGGATACCCAAGTACCAGGATCTGTTCTGAACATTTCTATAGATCCATCTATAGAAGATGTAGTACGGATAATAGGACCAAACATACCATCTAGTATACTAGGCAGTTTGTCTTTAGATCTTTTAAAATAACATTCTGAGTATACACCAACACAACCTGCTTCAACTCTATCAACATCTATTAGTTCTACATATGGTAAAACTTGAAAGATCTGACTCATCTTCATTAACCTGAATTGATTGTCTTCTCTTTTAATTAAAGTTTTTGCATATTTACTAAGAGAAAAATAAATAGTTCTATCAGTTAAAAAAGCATCTTCTTTAACAGCCTTTAGAGCATTTCTTATTCTTGATACAGCTTCACCTACAGTTGTCATATGTCAAATTCATTATAAGTTTTCAAATCAGCATTTTGCTGTTTAATTGCCATTTGTTTTTTAATAGCTTTTTGATATGTAAGTCTAAGTTTAGTAGTAGCATCTACAGCTACATACATATTCCAGTTTTCAGGATAAGATTTAGCTACAGATCTTTTAAACTCTCTACATGCTACAAAACTCCAGAATTCTTTATTTCTCATTTTGTGTCTTGGTGCATGTGATGTAAAAAATATCTTAGCTAATTTTCCATCTGTATCCCAATTTTTATTTGAAACAGTAACTCCATATTTTACAGACTTAGCAAAATCAATATTATTTTTTTTACTCTGCTCACATGTTCCTATAAACAACCAACCAATTGTCTCTGGTAATTGTACACCATCTCTTTTATCTATTACTGTTTGATAAACAGTTGTATTAAACTTCTTTACAATTCCTTTTAATACAGTGTTATCCACAGTTTTATACTTGGGATATTTTTCCTTAAACATTTCAAAGAACTCTTTATTTAGAACATTGTATACTTCAGGTCTAAATCTAGGAGCTTTTACATCTGGTTTTTTAAATTCCTTCATGCTATAATATTAATATACTAAAAATTAATGACTTTAGCAAATATAGCTATAAAAACAAAACCCCCACTAGTGTGAGGGCTTGTCTTGTTTGTTACAGAAACCAACAAACCTGCAACTTCTTTTTAAGGTTGTGCACAAAAGGTATTTGCTATTGCTTGTAAAGCATCAGCTAAATTTGTATTTGTAGCTATTAATATATTTGGACCACACATAATGTTTGGACCAGTGTATATAACACACTGAGCATCCATAACTTCAGAACATGGTTCTGGGTTAGGACATCCTTGTGGAGTCGGACATGGAGCAGGACTTGGCATAAAGCTATCCTCACATCCGCATTTCTTACATGTATTTGTTGTTGTCATTATTTAAAGTTTAAGGACAAGAATAATTTTTAATATCTGTTGTACATGGATCTACATAAGCTATTAAGCCATCTAGATCTACCCAACCAAAACCACCAAGATTTGTTTCATCATTACCATCACAACTAAATGGATATGTTAATGTAGAATCATAATCTAATTTTGTATTACTTACATATTGTGTATCTGGTGCTAATGGTGCTGGTAAAGCAATTGTATCTAAAGTTCCACTATTTGGAGAACTTGCCATCACACTTCCTGAATTCTGAAATCTTGGTACAAACTCTCCTGCTCTAACATGAGAGATAACATTATTAGCAACAGATGTGCTATAAGGATTACTTGGTGTTCCATTTGTTCCAGCAGTTTCTTCAAAATCTTTTATTAGTGCTAGGGCTAATTTTTTATCAGTAGTAATGACAGGTTTTAACAATGTTGTTAAAGTTCCACTATATGTAGGAGAACTATCTATCCTTATGAATCTAAATGCTAACTTATGACTTAATGTATAATTATTATCAAACTTAGTTCCAGAATCAAGTATTGTAGTTGGTATAACAGAAATTCCTTGATTAAAAGTAATTGAACCACCATTATTCAAAACAACAGATCCTGTTCCAGCTGTAGAAGGTGTAATAGTTGTATTGGTAAAATATGTATCTGTTAAAGGAGCTGTTCCGTTATAATCCCAGATTAAAGGTTGAAGACCATTTGCAGGATCTTGTAATGGTATCATTACAACTCCTCTAAAATGAACAGCATTACCAATTCTTCTGCATTGTGGTACTCTTCTGTTTGTATTATTATATGTACCATACCAAGCAAAACCTGCTAAATCTACCCAACCTGTATCTTGAATATTTGCAGTTAGTACACCACCTGTTAAATCTAAACTTACACTGTTTGTATTATCTGTGTTTACTAAACCAGTTGATACAGCTGCATAAACATCACAAAGAACTATCCATGCATTTGTTAAACTTTCTGCAAGTGTTGTTGGAGTTCCTGTCCAATTAGGATCTGTAGTAACATCTGTACCAAAAGTACAAGCTGGAACTAATGCATCACCAATTTCAGCAGGTGTACCTAATATATCTAATAAAGTACAATAGCCATTTGCTGTATTGTTTAATAAAGAATTTAAAACAGTGTCAATAGCATAACTACCACCTGCAGATAATGAACCTATATCACAGTTAATTATAATAGTAGGTGTAGGTGTAACTGGTGCTGGTGCATTTTCTAATGCTTCAACTCTAATCAGTATACTTGTTAACTGTGTATTGATTAATGTTATTTGATCAATGATATTACAGATTCTATTACCAATAGCAGTAACATAGTCAACTAACTGCATAGTTGTTTGACCGTTTACTACAAAACAAGGTGCAACAGTTACAACACAATCTGGACAGGCTGATGCTGTTACTACTTTAGTAGTATCAATACCTTGAGAAGCACAAATCTGTTCAATTAAAAATTGTATCAAAGCTTGGAAATCAGCTGGAGGACATGCTGCTAAATTAAAACATGACAAGTCATAGTTCTTAATATCTAGTGTGTCCATTATAGTACACAACTCAGTAGCCAGTTTGAATATTACATCAGATACTGAATCTCCTGTACATAATTTAATGCAAGGAATATCTGGACCCTGCCAAATAACACAGTTACTTGATATTGGGCTACATGGTCTATTATCTAAGTTTAAAGGTTTCATATTATAATATACTAATTATTATTGAGAATTGCAAGTCTTAAGTGTAGAACTGCATCCGCATCCACATGAACTTGGTGCACAACCACATGTTTGTACTGGTGTACATATATAATTTGGATCTACTAAAGCTGCAAGATCAATTAATTCTTTTTTAATTAACCACTTCTCATCATCCTCTGGGCAACAGTTACTCATACCATATCTAAGTCTCATTACTTCTTTGTAAAGAATCTCAGATGATCTACATGTTATCTTTTCATACTTGTCTATATCACATGTAGGTACAGAGTATCCAGGTGTGATTTTTCTTTTAGGTCTAGTCTCTGGACATACAAGTGTTGGTGTATAACATATTGTAGTTTTTTCAAAACGTATAGTTCCCTCTCCTACAATATATATATCACTTGATGTTTGATTATTAACACCACAAATTGTTTCTATGTATGGAAATTTTTGTGATGCAACTAGTCTAGACTCAACATTACCACTGCAATTTTTATAATAAAGTGTTCCACCTGATCCACTACCAATAGTAATATCATATTCATAACAAAAATCACCACCCAAAACACAATCACCAAATACTTCTAGATTGTCTGTTTCAGGATAATTTATTAACCATCTTTTAAGACATACTTTTCCAGTAGTCTCTCCTACTGCTAAAGTTAATGTTACACTGTTATCATCACAATCAATATACTCATAATAATTAGAAGTAGTACCATAGTTAGTTAACCTGTTACACAAACAAGGTAATGGAGGAGTACAAGCTAGGCAATCAGGAAAAGATGCTGTTACTGTAACTATACCAGGATTAATAGGTGCATCTGTTTCTTGTATTTGCCAACAAGTGTCACATCCTTTGATATTTATAACCTGACCTAAATACCCTGATAAATTTGTATAAGTATAAACAGAAGGCTCTACTTCATTACAATCTGTAAGTTCATAGTATATTCTTAAACACTCAACACAATTATTAAATGAAGATATAATAACTATAGGAGATGTACTTGTAGGTTGAAAGTCAATTAACTCTACTAGATAACATCCACAGTCTGTTCTTAAACTTTGACCAACATACTCAGATAAATTATCATAAGTATATTTGATATCAAGTACATTCTCACAATTTGTAAGTTTGTATGCTATAATACCTATACAAGTTGGGCAATCAGCATGTACTATTGTTATAGTAAGATCTATTGGACAACTACAGTCTGCAGGTTCATCACTTGTTACTTGCCAGCATCCTGGATGACCAACAAGTTCTATCACTTCTCCTGATATAAAGTACTGAGCTAAACCTTGAGACTGAGATGTGATTACTTGACCTGTAGTACATTCAGTAAGTTCATAACATAGAATAGGACATATTCCATCAACACAAGCACCACCTTCAGCTACTTCATATGGTCCAGCAGAACTTTCAACAAGTGGATAAACAAGAGAACAAAAACTAGTATTAGCAATGATTTTTTGAATATTACCATCACAATCTATGTATCTTCCTTTAACTCCACTATCAGTAACTACTGTAAAACATTTACAATCACATGGTGCAGGGCGAACATCATTTACTGCAATTCCATTATTTGCACCATTGCATTTACCTGTATTAAGAAAAACATACCATGATCCTGGGATAGTACCATCTACATCATATATTTGAATTGGGTCAAGTGTTCCTACATATGCAGATAAATCTACTGTAGTATTAAAATACTCACCATCACAGTTATATAGTGTATAACAAGGAACAACACATGTTGGACATTTTAAAACATAATCAGCACAATCTAAATTATCAAAAGATAATACACTGTATGTTACACCATCCGTAAATATTGGAGCTGCTGGTAATAAACTATAGTCTGTTAAATCCAGTATTGGTGCTACACCAACATCATTTAATGTGACTGAATAACAAATATTTTTTAGACCTGAAACTGGTGTTCCAAGATATTCATACAAACCTTCATAGAATCCATCAACTGGTATTTGAAAATATAAAGGATCCTCACCACAACAAGACTCAAATTTTAAGTATTGTTGAACAGTTGAACATTCAGGACAAACATCTGCAGGAGTAAGATTACAAGCTTTGACATTAGTTGAAGTAAAAGCTGTTGATGGTGGACCAGTAAATGCAATAGAGTTTCCAACAGATTTTATAAAATAACAATTACCTGTCTTAAATAAAACACCTCCAATAAGGACAGTACTACCAGTATAAGTATACACATAATCTGATGTTGATGCAAAACCAGCAATATTGATTGTTACTGTAACATCTGAATCACAGCAGTTATAAACAGTGTATGCATTTGGTAGTAGTACCATTACTTAGTAAATTTTTTCAAGTTTAAATATCTATTTGGTCCCCAAGTATTTGTGTTTACTGTATTTGCATCATTTGCCTTAGCTACAGTTGGTTTAGCTTTTGCTACTGTTTTAGTTGCACAACTACTACAACCTTGTTTTCCATCTGCTAATGTTCTTTTCTGGCAGCTACAACTTAACTTAGCTCCACAGTTTCCGCATGTTGACATATCTGTTGGTTTTAAAATGTTTAACAATTAGTACAGGTCATTTTATTTAAAAGTTTAAGAGCATAGTTATAAAGACTCATTCCTTTCTGAGGCTCATGACAATACTCAACTTTTGCTTTTGCAGCTTGAAGATACATATTAATTAATCTTAAAGCTTCTAATTTCTTTTTTATTTGTGCTGGCGGATCACATGCCGCAGCATCAACATCACACAATACTTTATTGTACTTAATTAAAGCTTGTGTAATTCTCATATGGTTATACTCCACATATACTTGATCATTTGGAGATACACTGTATTTAATAATGTATATTCCATCTGGTATATCATAGTATCTAGTTCCACAGTCTGTAGTCTGTAACTGAAGGTCACATGCAGTTATTGTCTCCGCAAAGTTTTCAGTAACATCTAGTTGTACAGAATATCCAAATCCTGGTACAGTAATATTTAATGTTGGACAAGTTACAGGAAGTAATGTAGTATAAACACTTGTATCAAATATCTTTAAGACACAGGAATTCATTACTGTAGGTACTTCTAAACTTAATACATGATTTGCCATAGGATTTAAAATAAAAAAGGGGAGGAGTTTGAAACTCTTCTCCCCTTATTGTTTATAGTTTAAGACTATCTTCTTAACAAGCTACTGGTCCACCAGGGTTTGTAGCTGGGAATTGGTAAAGAGGAGTACAACTTGTAACACAGTTTTCAACTTCTAAACCAATACATTGAGAACAATCAGCTAACCAAGCGTTAACAAATGTTTCAAATGTAGGCTCTGTACCACAAGTAATAACTTCTAACAAGTACTGATCATTATCAAATGTACTAGTTGGGTTATTGAAACGTGGAACATTGTGTTGTAAGAAATATCTTGTATACAATGCATTTCTGTTGATATAATCAAATACACTATACCCTTGAGTAATTTCCCGGATCCTGAAATCACTAGAGAAGAAGTTTTGTCTGTATTGCTCAGATAAAATAATATCCCGTGCAACTGACTCACCATAACCCATTGCTTGTCTTCCTTGACATTCTGTGATAACACATACTCCGTCAAAAGCACAAGGATCACCATTTAAGTCTACTTCAGAAGCATACAATCTTACTGGCTCTAATTCATAGAAGTCAGAGATTTGGAATGTACAGTTTTGAAATTTAGTATCTACATAAGCTCCATTAAGAACCATACCAGCACAGTTAGGACTAGGTAAAGCTCCTGGAGATACATATTGATCCCAAGTTAATGCACCTGGTACTGTTGCTAAGAAAGCAGGATCTGTTCCTGGTGCATATAACGGAACACCAGTTTGAGTGGTAACAATTATTTGCATGAATGGAGAGATAACAGGATATCTTGTAATAGCCTCAGCCCATTGAATATAAATTAAAGTTTCATCAATCACTACTGGAGCAATAGCACCATCAGGACAACATCCACCATATGCAGAAGCAATGATATAAGAGTTGTGATTTAACAACCTCATTGCAGGAGACCCTTTAACATCAACACGTAATGTATAAGTTTCACCACAATAGAAGTCTTTACAACAGTTAGCACCAATACCAGCATTTACTGTAAATGTAGGAGAAGTGATTGAACCAGCTCCATCCCAAGGTAAGTAAAAACCTGTAATTGTAATAGGACCAGCAACAGTTTGTGAAACACTAACTTCATAAGTACCAGCACCACCAGGAGTTCCTGATAATTGTGAAAGTATAGTTGTACCACCTGTAACACCAGTACCTTGAATAGTCATTCCAACAGTGAAAGCACCACCATTTGCAGCCATTGCAGCAATTGTCATTGTAGTTCCAGCAATGCTACTACCAGCTGATGATATACCTGTTCCAGGTTGAACAACATCACCAGTAATCCATCCTGTACCACCATTAGCAATTTCTACAAATGTAACTATATTACCTACTACAGTAATGTCTGCTAATAATCCAGATCCAGTTGCACTAGTTAAATCATATAATGGAACATTAGTATATACACCATTTGCTATGTTAGCACCAGTTGCTGTGATAGCTAAAGATAAAGCTACATCATCTGTGTAAGCTGTATTACCAATATGGATAATATTATTTTGTGGAGTACAAGGATCTACACGGTAGAACTTGTTTACATATCTAGGATTGATTTCCTTAGATTTGTTAGACTCTGCATATCCCCCATGGAAAGGACCAATTTTATCATTTTGATAAATTGAACCAGCAGCAAGGATAAGATTACAACATCCAATAGTTGTTGCATTATAAGTTGTTGGAACTATATTCCAAGTTTTTGGATTAACAAAACCAAAAGATCCTCCAGGGAAAATATTTCCTGTAGTACCTAAACGGCCCTCTGCTAAATCTGTGTAACCTCCACCACCAGCTAAGGTAGTACCAACAAAGGTTTTTCTAAAGGCATGATTAAAATAACTCATTTTGTTTGTTTTAGTTTATAAATATATAATATAATATAAGAAATCTTTTTGAAATAACAAAATTTATTTCAAGAAAGTTAATTTATATCTTGCAGAATTAATTGTTGACTTGATTGTATCTAAGTCATTTACTAACTCTGAGTAAGGCATTTTAGCTTGTAATCCATTTACCATTGTAGTCATGTCATTTAAATAAGAAATAGCATCAGCAACTGTATCTAATTTTCTTGGACTTGTCTCAGCATAAGAAAGTAGTTTACTTGCTGCTCCCTGGTATCCTTCTGCTAAGTCATCAGCATGTCCAGGTAAAGCATCATACAATTCATTAAGAGCTTTATGAGCTGCAAATGAACCTGCACCAGTTACTTTTAAATGTAACTTGTGGAAGCTTGTAGCTCCATTCATTAGTTCAGATACACAAGCTGCAGTCATTGTATCACAGTTACCTCCCGCAGGAGCACTTGAGTATGATGCTGTACTTGTACTTGCATCTGGTCTTTTCAACATTCTAGTTGCCATTGTTTTTAGTTGTTACGTTCAGCACCTTCAGTACCTCTAGAGAATTGATTTGTTGACTCAATATCTCCAGCAAGTATACTCACTGCCTCATCTATTATTAATTCTATTATATCATCTTTAAATTCACAAAGTACATTAGCTGTAGAAGCTACATTAGTATATGGATCTACACAACCTTGAATTTGTATTTTAATTGGTTGTCTGTAATATACTAAATCTGCTCTTTCAATTTCAAATGTATTATTAGTATACACATTTACTTTATTGCCTTTTAGTGTAGCAAAAGTCTCTGCCCATTCAAAACTAGGCTTCTTAGCATCATCTCTTAAGAGTTGATTAAGATTACCTTCTTCAGCAAGATATACTGTCATTCTTCTTTTATCACAACATTCTTTATTTGCCCAAACATCTACTCTTTTCCACTGAAGATATTCTGTTGGTATATCACCCTCATAATAAATATCTTTATCTGTTATAGCAAGACTATCTGTTGATAATAATACTTGTAAGTCATCCTTTCTTCTAGTTGATTGCTCATCACCTTCCTTAACCATATTAATACCATGAAGTTGTCTTCTAATCCACTCTACCTGAGCTTTATTAAAAGCCTCCACAATTTGCCAGCACTCTATGTTATCATAGTCCTGGGAATCAAGCTTATTGATTCTTTGTTTTATCTTTATGGTAATAGTACTATTAAGCATGATTTATTTTTTTATTGATCTCCTTTCTTCAAAGATTTTTTAAATGCAGTCATTGCTCCACCAGCTTTTTTATAAGCTTCAGTTTTATTCTTATTAAAGAATACAAGAGGGTTTACTTTTGTATCTTTTGTTGATCTAGAAACTACATCTCCTTTTTTATTGGTTCTGGTTTTTTCAATGTGTTTTCCACCTCCAGGCATTTTGAAAACCTCTTTAGACACATTACTACCAAATAAACCAGCTCTCTCAATAAGTTTTCCTTGAACTTCTTTTCCATCAAACTCTTTAGATATTGATGAAACTTTTCTACTTTTTCCCATAGTTATTTCTTTTTATTCATTTTGCTAAGTGTAATAGCAAGTCTTGCTCTTTGACCAAGCTTACCACCTTTTTTAGCAGCAGCTTGTAATTTTGATTTAGGAATTTTTTCACCTTCTTTAACTCCAAGAGATTTTCTTAAAGCACCAGGTTTTTTAATAGCTCCTTGTATCCATTTCTTATCAGCCATGACTATTTCTTTTTAACTGTTCCACCTACTCGTTTAATAACACCTCTTCCTTTAAGAATATCAGCTTTAGTAAGTTTACCATCTTTGTTTAAATCTGGAAAACCACCTTTTGCAAATTTAGTTCTTGAGGGTTCTCTTTTACCAACTGCTGTATATCCTTGTGCTTCTGAGGATCTGATTTTTCCAGGATAACCTCTTTGCACATTTACAGATGTTCCAAATTTAGCTTTTGTTATACCACCTTTTTTAAACCCTAATGAATCTGTTCTACCAGCATTAGGAATACCATAGATACCATTCTTAGTGTTATCTCCACCTTTTTGAGCTGGAGCATATCCACCAGTGTTACCACCCATAGCATATTTTTTCTTAGTTACTCCACCTATTCTTTTTTCTTGTACTGTTTCTTGAGCAGCTTCAGTTTTAGCAGGTGTCTTTTTTTTATTTCCTGCATTTTTCTTAGCATCTTTTAATACTTTTTTTCCAAATAAAACTGTACCAGCTTTAACTAAAGCATCACCAAGTCTTGTACTTAAACAAGGTTTACATTCTCCAGCTTTTAAACATAGTGGAAAACATGGGTCTGCTGTATTACCGCCAACTTTCATTTTTTTCATAGTGGCAACTTTACCAACATTTTTCATTTTACCACCACAACCTTCTTTACAAGTTTTCATAATATATAATTTTTAACAATTCCATTTTTCCAAATACTCTTCTGCTTCAGAAGACTCTTTATTATAATATAGTAAATAAATCCGTGCAAACTCTAATAAAAATGGATCATCTTTAAAATGACCTAATCCCATATTACAGTTATTACAAAGCATTCCTCTTACTATATTTGTAGTATGACAATGATCAACTACAAGTTTATCTTCAGATCCACATATAATACAACCTTCAGTTTTTAATAAGTTTTTTAATTCTTCATCACTTATCATTGACCTATATTGACCTCTTCTTATCTCACTTCTATAATTGCCTCTACATGTTTTACACCAACTATCAAAACCATCTAAGGTTCTTTTATGTGCTGTATAATATTCATTTGTTCTAGGTTTTTCTATATTACATTTTTTACATATTTTGTTTTCTGAAAAACCTTTTTCTAATTGTGTTTTATTATTATACTCTTTTGAACATGAAATACTACAAAAAACAGTATTGTTCTTTTTTAAAGTTTTTTCAATATCAGATTTACCTCTTATAAAAAAAGCATTACAATGTGTACAATTATATTCAATCTTCTTTGATGGCATATCAACAGTTCCATTTTTTTCTTGCTAATCTTAATCTACTATTTGGATCTTTTGCAGCTTTTGGAAAATTAGCCATTTGCCCAGCAGATCTAGCACAGAAGCTTTTTCTTCTCTTAGCATCTTTACTTCCAGCTTTAAGTTTAGAAGGTTTAGTAGTTACAGCAGTTTGTAATTTACTACCGGGGTTAGCTGCTCTATAAGAAGCCACTCCTTTAGCATTAAGACCTCCTGTTGGATTCTTACCTTCTTTTCTTTGCCATGCTGCTGTCTTTGCCATTACCTTTATATTTATAGTCCGGGTTATCTTTGTGCCATTTTTTTGTAGCTGCTACTCCTTGCTTAACTGTCTTAGCTCTTCCTTTTGCTGTTAAGTCTATAGTATCCCATTGTCCTTTATCTTTGGTAGGATGGTTGACCATTATGTGACCAACCTTTCCTTCACCTTTTTTTGTAGTCTTTTTATAAACTACATGTTTTTCACCACCGGCAGTTACTTTTACTTTTTTAGTTTTTGCCTGTGCCATGATTAAATCTTTTTACCTGATGCTATACTAGTAAATTCTTTTGCTTTCTCTGCAGCCATCTTTTTTACATCTGCCATTAGTTTTGCATTCTTCTGAATCTCAGCAGCTCTTTGTAATGTAGATACAGCAGATTCAATTTCCCATTTTCTCATTTCATTCTTGCTACTGCTTAAAATGGAAATACCAACTGAAGAACTTTTCTTAGCTGGTGTTGATTTAGTTGTTGTTTTTTTAATTGCCATTACTTTTTCTTTTTAGTAGTTGCTTTAATCTTTTTTTCCTGCTTAAGCATTTCTTTAGTAGGTTTCTTACCAGAACCCTTAGCAGCACGGATGTTATCCCAGAGACCTCTCTGGGAATAACTACCGTCTTTTCTTTTTATCAATTCTTTAGCCATTAGTTTTTACTGGTTTAGCTTTCTTAGGAGCTTTACTTCTTGGCTTAGAAGGTTTCTTAGCTACATTAGAAGCAGCAGCTTTAGGATTAACCCCAGCTTTAACACCTTTGCTACCAGCAGTTGCTGTTGCTTTTAGGTTAGCATTAGCATTTACCATACCACCAGTTTTGAATTTAGTTTTAAGCATCCTTGCTTTTTCTTTTTTTAATTTGTCTAATGGTGTATCAGGAGTTCCAGGTTTCACACATTTTTTTGATGAAGGATCCCAAGACATTCCCATTGGACATTTAGGTTCTGTTGCCATTTTATTTTATTTTTAAGAGTTCCAATACTTTTCACAGGCTATGTTTAGATCCTTTAAAATATCCTCATGTAAAGGATTTCTTAAGTGCTCTATAACATCAGATACATTTCTACCAAGCATAGAATTTGTCTTAACATGGTATATATATCCATCTGCCTTATTTATAATATACTTAAAAAATACGGAATCACGCACAATTGATTTAATTTTTAATGTTTCCATATCCATATTTGCTGTTTCCATGAAGGATTTTGCAGCTCTTTCTTTGTTGGTTTCTCCACCATCACCATTAATATATCTATCCATGTTCTCATAGATAACATCATTTGGTGTTGATTTTCTATATTGTGTACTATTGATATCTACTACTTTTGCAATGTAGAATAACTTAGTACTATTTTTATCAAATAATTTTTGCAATTCTGATAATGATTTATTTCTAAGTTTTTTATACTCAGTTCTAGCCATTACAGTTTCTTCTGTTTTATCTAAGTAAAACTTAGGTGATACAGCTCTTGATCTTGCATCATCAAAACTTTTTGCTACAATAGAAAATCCTCCAGCCTCAATAGCATAAAGTTTAATTCTATCATATGGATCTTTTGGATCTAAGAATAATGGCTCATTACCACATGCAACACTTATTCTATTCCAAAACTCAGCATTGTCTGGTCTAAGTAATTTTACATTATTCCAAAACTTTGGATCCTCAATATCTAATATATTTGCTGCTAATTCTTGTTCTAGATCTGCTACTGTTTTTCTGATCTCTCTAGATCTAGCTTCTCTCTCTTCAGGATTTAACATTTTAATATCTGGAGCAAATTCATTAAGACCTGTTAAGTATCTTACTACTCCATTGTTTTCTAAACATGCCAATTGCTCATGATGAGTTACACCATCAAATAGTGACATTCCATAATCTTCTAATCCCATGTTAGAAGCACTTGAATCAAAAAAAGGTCTAACAGCTATTGGGGTGTTTTTAACTGTCCCTTTTCCTGTTTCTACCATTGTAAAGCTTACATTTTCCATTGTTGTTGGTTTTTATTTTGTTGGTTTTAATACTTAAAAAAAAGGGAGAGGTGTTATCCCCTCCCTTGTATATATAGACTGGATTAGAATGAACCTCCAGTGATTGGGTTTCTCATAACAATTTTCAAAACTTTAGTTGGATCTTTAACCCAAATAGCTGGCATTGTTTGAGACATCATAACACGGTATCCATTGAATTGACCAGAAGACTGGAATCCTTGGCTACGTCCCATGTAGTCCATAGTACCATTTTGATACCACCATTTCAATTGATTATCCCAAGATAATTTCAACAAGAAGATGTTGTCATTTGTGTTATCTGTGATATCAAAGATAATGAATGAATAAGAAGATAATGGGAAACCATCAATGATTGGGTTCTCAATATCATTTGTATGAACATTGTCAAATGCTGGGTTAAGTACAAACTTAACATTTGCCAAGAAAGGAATCACATATGAAGTATAAGCAAATCCAAAGTTTAAGTCCATACCTTTACCAGTGATAGCACCAATGTCAGCAGCTTGGATCAATAAACCTGAAGATACTGCCTCACGTTTGATAGCCTCATTAACCATTCTCATTCCACCCATACCTGTTTGTACAACTAGTGAACGCTTAGGATCTGGACCTTGGAATTCAACTTTACCATTGAAGAAGTTGTAGATCTCTCCACGGAACAAATCAAGTGTAAAGTTATTTTTGTTGTATACTCTTTTGAATGAGTTATCCAACTGTTTCCAAAGACCCACAGATAATCTAACATCATCTGGACCATCTTGACGTACTCTACCTCCATGACCCCACATTAAGTAAGTCTCAATGTCAGAAGCAATTTTAGTTAAGTGAGCAGCCTCCATAGTTGTTAAGAAAGTACGTGACAAATCTCCATTGTCAAATGCTTTTTTAACTTTGTCTTTACCCATTACTTTAACCATGTCTTCCAAAGAAGTGATTGATGGATCAACAGATTTGTCAAATGTTCTCCAGATCTCAGTTACAGGAACTGTACCATCTGCATTCATTCCACCTTTGATCATCAAGTCAGCACGGCTAGAGATAGAATAATGTACGTGAGCTTCAGCACCACCAACAAAGTTATAGAATTCACGGAATCCTGTTCTTGTTGTGATGTCAGAGAATCTCTCACCATATTCTCCACGGGCAGAACCTTTACGGAAAACTTTAGTACCATTAGCCAAGTACTTGTTGTCAATGTATTTGTAGTTATCATTGTTTACTAACTGAACAGTATAGATAAATCCGTCTCCTAAAGGAAGGATATCTTCTGCAGTAATATACATCTCAACACCATTGTATTTGTCATAAGTGATGATATCACCATGTCCAAATTCTCTTCTGTTTAACTTGATACGGAATGTTGATCCCTCAAGTCCTTTGAATGTGTTGTCTGGTTCAATATCCTCAATGATGTAAGGTAGATCAGTAGAAACTGGAGTCTGCCATTTGTACTCACCACGAGCATTATCAACCATGATAACATTTTTACCACCAAAACTTGACATTTGGTAAAGTGGCATTTCAACTTTCTGAGCCATAGCCCATAAGTCTACTGGACCTAAATCCATAGGTTCAGAATCTTTTAGCATGTTTACCAAGTGGTAAGAATCCACATGGGAACTAGCTTGATAGGCGGTATCCCGGAGGAATATCCCATTGTTTAAAACTGGAGTTGCCATTTTTATATTTGTTTAATTGTTACTATTTAAAATCTCTTGAACATATTAGCTCTTGAGATGGTTTTTTGTGGAGCTCTGCTAGGAGTAGATCTTCTTTCAGGTTCTTCATATATTGATGAACTTGTAGTATTCTTTCTAGCTTCTTCCGTTTTTAATTGTCTTACTGTTTTTTCTACAGCCTGTCTTCCGCCTTGTTCTCTAATCTTAGCTTCAAATCCTTTTTCATCAGCTAATAACCAAAGTGCTTTAGCAATTAAGTCATGTCTAGGTTCTACAAACTGGTACTTCTCTAATAAGTGTCCAAGTAAGTTTGTAGGCTTACCAGAAATTGAAGGGTAATTTGGTTGAACTAATCCTGAGTATAATAAACCTTGTGTTTTTTTATCAAGTTTAATTCCACCTATGTCACCTGTTGCAAGTGTAGAATATACATTATTTGTGTATGTTCTTGCTGCATCTTGCTGTTGCTCTTTTCTAGACTCTTGCTCAGCTAGCTGTCTTGCAATAATTTCTTCTTGCATTCTATCTAACTTAGGTTTGAACTGGTTAGCTTTTTGTTCTAACTTATCTACATCTTGCCAGTCTTGGATTTCATTCTCAATTTCCTCTGCTGAACCAAAATTGGTTGCATGTAAATATTGTCTTGCTATCTCAGCTTGATCATATTCATCTGAAGGATCTAATTGTCTCATTTCTTCTACATGAGCAAGTGTTCTAAACAATCCTTTAAGATCTTGTCCTCCATCAGCTACATACTTAGCTGCATACTGAAGCTCTTCTGGTAATGAGTTAAAGAATTCTTTTGGAACATCTTTTCTAACTTTATCTTCTCTTTCTTGGAAGTTGGCTTCAAAAAGTTCTCTAAAATCTTTTGTTGTGTATTCCTCTAAAGGCTTATCATCATCAAAAGGAATTAAACCACCTTCTTCAATCATCTTGTAAGCTAACTCAGCTAGACCAGACTTATCAATCTTTGGTCTTCCTTTGTTGCCAGCTTCTTCTTCTTGAGAAATTAATCCATCAAGCTCAGCAATAGTTTCTTCAACTTCTGCTTTCTTTTCAGCTGCTTCTTCTTTTTCTTTGTAAGTAGTAGCAGGTGAGTTGTCAAGGAACGTGGTGTCTACATTTTCTTTTGAGAACATAGACTTTGCTTTTTCTTCTTCTTTTCCAGACTCAGGAAGCATTACACTTTCCGCACCTGGCATTCCAAAGATCTCATCAATATTTACATCTACTTGACCTACCGTTGTAGAGTCTAATGTCTGGGTCTCCCCAGTTTTTGTTGTGTCTTCCATAAGTGTTGGTTTTTATGTTATAATACAATATACAAAATAAACTTCACAAATTTAAAAGGTATAAAAAGTTTTTGTGCACTATATGGCTATACTACTTTTTATTTTTTACTTCACCACCTTTATCATACTTGTTTTTGTTCACTTTTGCTACTTGTAACTGTTTATCTGCTATTTCTCTTTGCACATTTAACTTCTCTCTTTCAATAGCATTCTTGTCTCTATCTAACATAGTTCTAGTTGCATCTTTATCTCTTTGCAATTGGTTCTGTGTTTGATATTGTTCAGTCTGTCTAATGTCTCTCATTGCATCTTGGTAATCAGATACTTGATTTGCATTAACATCTGCCATAGATCCATAACCAGCTGCTCTGATTTCTGCAACAAGAATTTCAGTTTGTCTATCTTTTTCTTTCTGAACTTCTTCATACTCTCTTTTAAGTTTAGCTTCTTCAGAATCTGCTTTAAGTTTATCTTCTTGCATTTTTTGCTGAGCTTCCATCTCCTGTTGTTTAGACTGTTGTTGTTTAGCTTCAGAGTCTTTAAGAACTGTATTAAGTTGAGCAATAGAGTCTGACTGAACTATTCTACCTAGATCATACACAGATGCTCCAGTAGTATTATTCTGCATAGCCATTTGCTTAAGTTGTTCTAATATAGACCTGTGATTAGCTGTTGTGCTACAGAAGATATTAAGATCTCTCATTAAAAGATCAGTACCATTTATTTCAAAATTTACTTTCTCATCAGCTGTAGTAATATAACTTAATCTAGTTGATGGTTTAGTAGAATGATAATATTGAGCTAAGTCAGTACGCATCTGATGTACTCTAGGCATTAAGTAATCACAGTGTTGGATGAAGAACATCTCTGTTTGTGCATAAGAAGCTGCAGCAGCTTGTTCTACACCAGTAGCAGTCATCTGTGCTATCTGTTGTCCCATCCTTTGTGGTGTTACACCAATTACTTCATAAGCTTGTTGCTTAAAGTGATTGGCTAACTGTATCCTTGACATTAACCTTTCTGTTTGAGATAGATCTAGTTTTTGGAAATGTTGGAAGTTTAATGCATTCTCTGTATTAGTTATACTAGTATCCAATGGTAACATCTGGAAATTCTTCATTGCAACATATGCTTTGGCATAGTTTCCTTTCCCCCAGTCTTCTCCTAATGAGTGTCTTGGTAGAGTATTCTGGTCAAGCATGATAATAGTACCTAGTTCATCTACTAAGATATCAGCTATCTGATTGTTGACAATGTTATATCCTATCTGGTATGGCTTCATTAAGTCAAGTAATGCAGTAGACTTAGTATTTCTATCTGAGAATACTGATCCTTCTACAGGTAACTTACATCCATAAAGAGTATTATCTCCTTTAAACTGAAATCTTAATGGTCCTATTTTAGCTCTATCTACACCTAAATACATTGGTGTAAATCCTCCAGGATTATTCATACCCCAGAAAGAAGGAATGTTTGGCCCTATTTTGATACCACCCCATACCTCATTTATCCAGATCCAATCTATATGTTCACCATAAACTAAGTTCTCCTTAGTTTTATTTTTCATTAACCTGGTGTCATATATTGGTTTATTTGTGATAGTATAATCTTCATCTACAATATCCATCTCAACTTCACCATTATCATTAACACTAATCAAGTGTCCTACTTTTCTTTGTGACTTCCAGTATATAGTTGATACCCTTAATAAGTATGCAGTACCTTGATCATAATAGTCTTCTCCTTCAGAAAGTATTTGTGTAATAATATCTCCGCCTTCTAATACAGTTCCACCCATTGCAGTTGTATACTGTCTATAAGCCAGTGATGGCATATTAGTATTCCAGTCATGAGATTTAGTACCATCATAGAAACTACCATCATTTTGCACACCACCAATTGTATATCCTGCAGATCTAATGGGATATACTGCTTCTAGTGCAGCTAACTGCTCTTCTTCCATTAGATAACCATATCTATCAATAACATCAGATGGTGTCATCATATCTGTTTTACCAGCCCAGTTAGCTTGAGATATATATCTTGAATCTGGTGACTTGTGATAAAATGTAATTGCTGGATTCCATAGTTCTACTTCATAGTCATCTTCCATCATCCGGAAATGCCAGAACTCTCTATCAGTAATTAACATGTCTCTAAAACCTCTTTCTTCCAGCTCATCCATTCTGAATCTTTCAACATCAACTTTATGTTGGTGATCAGCCCATTCCTCTACCATTGATCTGTAATCTTTTCTAAAATACATTTCAATCTCAGGTAGGCTTTTTAGTTTTTCTGGTGAACTCTCTTGTTGAAATTCTTCTGACTCTGGATCAAGACCTTTATCCATTAATGCTGAAGTAACTTTTATTCTTGCATCTTGCATTAATACATCCTCAACCATTTGTCTTTTTTGTTCTAAGAGCTCATTGTATGATAACTCATCAATTGCTCTATATGTTAGTTTAGTAGATCTCTTAGCAAACTCAGCTACTAGAACATTGATAACATTTGGTATAATAGGATAGAACTTAAGTTCAAGTGCTGATACATCTTCTTTAGTAAGTGTTTCAACTATATCTCTGTAGTCATTGTTTTCCTCAACTATATAATCTGACTTATCTATAATACCTTTTGCAAGTTTATAGTTTTTCATAAGTCTCCGGGCATTTCTACGGATTTGTTTAAGACCTTGCCATTCTAACCAGTCTAAGTTCCAGGCAGCCCATTTTTCATCTTTTTCTTTTTTAGGAATAAATTGTAATGGTTGGGTGATACTACCCATTCTATTATTCTCAGTAGTAGCTCCTCCTTTTGCCTGTAAAGCATTTATTATTTTCATATCAAATTAATTTAAATATTGTTTTATTTTTGGAAACCCCATTAAGCTGTCTAGATAAAGTAGAATATTTTATATTATAGTTTCTACATACTTCAGATATTGAACTATAAACTTTTTTTGTTTCACAATTAATAACTTTTTTTTGAATACATGAATAATCTTTATTTACATTTAGAATAGATAAGTCAGATAAGGCATAAACTTTTTTATTTTTTAACTCTTTAATTTCTTCTTTACTAATTCCTTCTCCAAATTTTAAATAACAATTATTTATAGATTTCCCTACAATACAAGCTCTTCTTACTCTTGATGGACTTGTACTTAAAAATAAAGATGCCTCTACTAATGTATTATAATTATATATAATATAAGTTTTTAAATCCACAATTACAAGTTTTCTACTGTTCTTATTAACAAACCTTTGTCCTTTTCTACACTGTGGTTTTAATTTATATCTTTTTTTAGCAGCAATTGAAATTTTTAATTTTGCTTCATCCGTGTGTTGCAAATTTAAAATACCTTCTCCTCCATCTGTCATATTACATAATATACCTGTATCATTGTTAATCCTTCCGTATTTTTTAATGTACTGCTTTTCTTTTTGACAAACTTCTTCCCAGGATAAGTCATCATGTAAAATATTAATAGTAAATAAATTATTGCATTTTTTTACAATATTTTTCCAATGCTTATTTCTACCACATTTACTATAAGCCCTACTATTTTTTTTACCAATACCTATATAAAAAATAGTATTTGTATCAGGTCTTATATGTTCATACACACACGCCATTATTTTAAATTTTTAAAGGGACTTCTTGATACTTTATTAGCTATCTTATTGGTTGTACCCATATGTCTAAATGCTTGGACTGATCTTTTAAACAAATTTTCTGACTTTTGCAAGTTTTTAGCCACATCATCCATTATCACTCTCTTTGAATATCCTCTATTTGCCTGTTGTATTCTCATGAAAGCTACAAGCGCACAGAAGGATACTAACCTATCCACATTGACTCCATCTGCATATTCTCTCATTTCTTTGAGAAGCATAGGATCAGGTATTCTCTCAATGCCGTACTTTGTCCGTACAATAGTACCATCAGGTTTTGTTTCTACATCTAATTCCTCTCTAGTATATTCAATAGCATAACTAAGTAAATGTGCCTTAAAGAGTGTTCCTGTATTCTTCCATCCATACTCCTGGAATACATTACTGTTTGAGCCAAGATCTTTTAAGAACATAATCTGACTCTTAGGTACTAAGTATCTTTGTTTCTTTCTAGATATCATATACTGTATGAAGAGAGATATGTTATTCTCTATTAAGGTCCATGCATTATACCATTCTATTATTAACTCTAGTTTCTGGTGAGTTTTGTTTATATCATCAAATCTACCACACCATGCAGCTACTAACTTATCTGGTTCTATATATGTTTCAGTCTCTATACCAGTAACCTTAGTTACTTCAACTGGAGCTTTCATTATATAGATTGAACATAGTGATTCTGAGGTAGTTGTCTTTCCCTCAGATACGGGGTCAATAGAAGCATAGTACTGTCCAAAGGTTGGATCTTTAATAGGTCTTTCCCATACTACTAATACTCCTGTCTTGTCTTCCATTTTCTTAGGAACTGGAAACTCCATAATGGGTCTCTTGTTTGTTTGAGTAACAACAGGTTTACCATTTACATCAGTAGCAATTTCTAAAAACTCATATGGATATTCTTTCTCTTCTATTCTTCTTTCTTGTGCAGCCACTAAGTGAGAAGGAAACACAGATACTGATCTATGATCAAATGCTTCTTTTATATTTCTAGGATGCTGAGATATCCTTAGCTGGTAATCTTCAGGTCCTAGTTCTTTTTTCCATTTCTCAAACTGATCATCAAGGGCCTTTAATGATTCTTCTACAAGTGAATTACCAAATTGATCTATATACGGTGGCATAGACCATTGCTCTGGAATAAACAAACCTGACATACCTTCTGTACCTTTATCATCAAGTAGATTGGTTTCTACAGCATATATATCTTTAGACATAGGATTAAGGATCATATCTCTTAGTGGATTACACTGGGATAAATCCCCTACAGATCCTGCAGCAATAAATAACCCTGTAGTAATTAAACCAGATCTCATTGCTGGTCTCATGTACTCATATGTCTTATCCATCTTAGGAGCAATCCCAGCCTCCTCATGAAAGAAGTATTTAACTGGACCCCCAACACCATTTGTAGGATCTTTCTCAAATGACATACCTTGTATAGTACCTTTGAGACCTACTTCTGCTTTTCTGTCTCCTTTTCTAACCTCAATCTTTTGTTGCCACATCATTACCTTATCTGGTGACATAGGTCTATACCATGCAGTATGTTCATTTAAGAATGCAGCATATTCCTGTAAGAACTTCCAGGATCCTTTTTCATTGATATAATCTTTAAGACTAGCTCCTATCTTTAATGTTACCCCAGGTTCAAACCACTGTTGGTTTAATAACTTGGCCATGTGATAGTATGAAGAAGCTATCTGCCGTTTCTTAAGAATAGCTACATGTTTGTAGTTGAGCTCTGCGAGTAGTTCATATAAGGCCATGTGGTACTGTGCATCCCTGATCTTAGCAAAGTCAAATACTTGTTGTTCTTTATCAAATATGGGCAAGAAATTAAGCCACATATAATAGTCTCTGGTAATGTACCATGCATTCTCTCCGGACTTAAAAATAACTCCTCTTCTGCATCTAAGTTTTTGCTCATCCCAGTATGTGACAAAGTCTTTTGATCTGGGTATTGTGGCTGTGTATATTTTATCTTTTCTGAATCTTGTTGACTCAGCATTAAATAGTTTACTTGTTTCATCAAAGTTATATTTACCTGGTTCTTTAAATATGCTAAATACAAAATCTGATAACTCTTCTCTAGAATTAAAATTAGTTATTGTCCAGATACCATTATCCCATGTGGGTATATTTTCAAATATTTCCATTTGGTTTTTTATTATGAGTCATATGCCAACCCTTGGCCTCCGCGGACTTTACTTTGTTGTTCTTCCTGAAGATCTTTATAGGCACCCTTAAATGATTGTCTTATAGAATCAAAGTCTTTTGCAAGAGCTCTGATCTGACCTATGTTACCATCTTTACCATCTGTAATCTGAGTAGTAGAAAGATATCTTGCAATTCTATCTAAAGCTGTTCTCATACCATCATAGGCTCTAGATGTAGGAGTTTCATACATTCTTTCACAGAACTTAAGAGCTGTAAACACACTGTCATCTTCTGTTGAAAACTCTCCTTCTATCTGTGTCATGATTAAATGTTCTTTATCTACATCAGGTGTATAGAAGAATGGATTCATATCCGGATTAGGACATGTCATATAGAAAAGATATTGATATATTTTAAGATAATCATCCGGATACTCATCCATTATGTCTTTAAGGGCCTTAAGTGTATGGCAGTGCTCTGTAGGAATTACTACATTATTTTGCACTTCAAATAGTTTTATAATCATTTATTTTTTTTAATTGGATTGTCTTTCATATAATGTATAACAGCTTGCACCTCATCTACAAGATAAGGTATAGGAATTACTATAACTTCTTTTACAATTGGGTTTCCATTTTCATCTTTCTTGCCTATTGGATATCCCCAGTTGTCTTCTCTTTCTATCTCAAACTTAACATGATGTATAAATATCTTTCCTGGTTTAAGTTTAGGATTATGCTTTAATATAATATACATATAAATACTGAGCTGTAGTGCATAGTGATTAAAATGACAATCATCTAAATTATTAACTGGTAATGACATCTTTTCTGTTATACCTTCCCAGTTAGTAAAACCTTTCATTTTAATTTCCTTATTAGTCTTGTAGTCAATGATATTTACCTTACCATTGACTACTTCAACTAAATCTGATTGACCACATAAGCCTGCTGACTTAAGATAAACCATATGTTCTGGATACACGCCTGGGTCTAGTTTCTGTGATGGAGCTGTTCTTAAACCATTGTTCTCACCTGATGGCTTGAATACAGGTACAGTAACTCCTTCTCTTTCTATTGATGCAAATGAGCAAATATCATCTTCTCTTTGGTTATGATACCATGTACCATCTGTAGTAGATCTATCAGCTTCATTAGTCCATATCTGTTGAACAATTATAGGATCTAGACCATACCATTTAGAGTTCTTTTTTTTAGTGACTTTCTGAGCCACTGCTTTAGCATCAAATGGTTGCTTAAGTGATGATACTACAGTAGTCACACTTACCCAGTTAATGTTCTCTTCTGGGTTTAAACTCTTGTAGCTATGCTCCTCAGCATTGAATATTATACTCATTTCTTTAATTGTTCTATAGCAAGTATTGCTATGTTAAAATTATCCTGATCTTCTGACCTTAGCATTTTAATTAAACTTTCTGCTGTATCAGAATCTATTCTCTTTCTTTCTTGCATCCATTCTACAAACCCAACAGAGTTTTCAATAGCCATTGCATGTGCAAGATAATCTGCTCCTGCTTGTCCAGTATACAAACTAATTTGCCTTCCTTGAGAAGCAATACCATCTGTTAGAAAAGATTCTAGTTCTGTCCAATTCATGCATTGTCTATTATTGATTCAGCTACTGTTCTTGATGCTTCATCTTCAGAGATTAACATCTTTCTAATATTAGTTACTTCTTCCTGAGAAAACTTACCTTCTATTGAAAGCATCTTTAGCCTTAAGAACTTATTCTCTACTTCTAGCTTCTTGATTCTTAATTCTATTTCTTTCATAGGATTTTCCCATGGATCATTAAAGGGACCATTACCCATTGCACTAAATAAACCATTACCGGAAGTTGTATTACTAGGTATAGTATTAATTACTTTATTAGGATCACTAACATATACACCTTGCATATTATTCGGGTCTATAAACATACTATTAATCTTTAAGGTTTTCTAATGCATCCTCTTGTTCTTCAGTAGCAATAGCTTCCCATTTACCCAGTGGGCAATCTGAAGATAGAGATCTTGTTTTAAATCCTAATGAGCACCCACACTCATTACAACAAGGAGCTGTTCCCTTTACAGCACACTTCTTACCTTTGCTAGGACATTCATCACAGATAGAATATCTTAGCATTGCAATTTCTTCTACTGTCTCATCACGGATTACACTATTGGTTATCCCCTCCAGTATCTGCTTCCTGTTGTTCCAGATTAGTTTTAATGTATTCTTCATTATACTTTTGTTTTTTGGATTTAACTAATTCTCTTTTTAATTCAACTTTAGCTAACTCTTTTTCAATATGTGCTAAAGCTATAAGTTTCTTTTCAAGCATCACCTTATTAAAATAGGCATTAAATGTAGAGGTATCATGTATCTCTAATATTTTCTGATATTTTGGTATTGCTTTTTTAACTGCCAGTGGTCTTACTACAAACTGACCTAAACATTCTACATTTATTCTTGGGTGTTTTAAACCTGTAATGTTAGACTTTATTTCTTTATAATAAAATTCTATAAAATCTTCTATTAAGTTGGCTGGTAAATTTAACTCCTCAGCTACTTCTTTGTATAATGCATTTGGTTTTTTTGGAATCATTTACCTAAAAATTTATAATCTAATAGTATATCACCTTCTGTCTGAATCTTTAAGTCAGGATGCATGCTGATTATTTTTTTATTATTAGGATCTTTGATTACCAAGTTGTTCTTCTCACACTTGTTGATACAGTTTCTTACTGTTTGTTCTGATTTGAATATCTTATGCTCATCAGAAGCTTCATAACAAAAATGTGATAATTCTATAGGACCAATTACAGATAGCATTGATAAACAATCTAAGTCAGACTCACTCATTATTATACTATTAATATAACAATGAGTAAGTATCTGATATTTAATAATGTCTTTTTTGGACATCACTACTCTTTTCTGTACTTGTGTAACTAAAGCCATGATTAGTCTTTCTTAAGCTTTCTTGCTGGTGCTGGATTTTGTGGGTCATTCAATCCATTGTCAAGATCATTACCTTCACCATTTTCTTTAGCTTCATTCATCATAATAGCATATTGCATCTGCATACTCATTCTTTTAAATCTTGCCTCATCAATAGCTAATAGCTTTTGTTCATAAACTAATTGAGCATCCAAATATGTTAATGAATCTGTGTAAAATTCTAACATTGCTGCTTTCTTTTCTGCTAACTGATCTGCTGTTAAATGCTCATCATTTTGTTGATTTTCCATGTTTTATATTTTTAAGGTTTAGACAAATATACAAAAAAAGTTTAAACCCCAAATATTTAAAAACAAAAAATCCAGGCATACAATATACCTGGACTATAGTAAGTTTAGTGTTTTATTCTACACAACCAACACCTGTACATCTGTGTCTATTTGACTTTTGATTGTTTCTTAACTTCATATTACTTATATTACGTTTAAGATTTTTCCACCATCTTGGTGGTTTAGCACTATCAGCTGATTCAGTTTCAGCAACCTGTAAACCCGCAGTACCACCAGCTATGTATTTTGACATTGGTTGTATCATTGCAGCAGGACCACCTTTTTTCATTGACTTACAAAATACAGTAGCATCTGTAACTCCTTTTAATCCATTTTTCATATTATCTATTTTTAAGTGTAAAATTTAGGATAGTAAATAAGTAAAAATCTCTTGACTTATCTATCTCTAAACTAAAAATATCTAAGCTTGAAATTCTGATCCTTACAGTTATCTTATCCCATTGCTTGTTTGAAGCTTTCCAATTGTTTCTAAATTTCATATTATAAGCTTAATAACATATCTATTAATTCTTGCTGAGGAAACATATCTACTTTACCTTTTAATACATTAGTATGAGTATATAATCCCGGTGTAGCTTGTGCTTTAGCAACATCACAGATATCAAATCCATCAGCTCCTTTAGCTTTAATGTATTGCACCAAGCCTATCCTAGGATCTATATTATATTTCTTTGCTATAAATAGTATCCAACGCTTGAGGTTTATTATCTGAGCATCAGAGTATCTATGCCAGTATTGAAATCCACGGAATGGTTTAGCTAACTTAACTATTTGATTAGGATCAGCAGGAGTACTTACATAAGTCTTACCATTTACTATTTGACCCATACAACATACTTCAATTGCTACAGAGTTTCTATGCATAACAGAGTTACCTGTACCTGTGTGCCATCCATATCCTCCTTCAGGAAAACATTGGATCAGCTCACCATCATACTTAGTATCTCCATTCTTTACAGACTGACCTCCTAATACAAACTCAGTAGCTACATTACCTCTATCATCTCTAGCCCACATATCAGCAACCTGATATGGGTTTTCCCATCCTGCTGTGTGGTGTAAAAATATCCAGTCTTTTGCAACTGGACCAGGAAAGTATGTACCTTCCGTCATATAATGTTTCTTAATCTCTAATGCATATTCTACTTCTAGATTTTCTGCATTATCAGTATTAAGGATTCCCATGGCTGCCCATGTTTTTTTACCTACTATGCCATCATTTATTAAACCATTAGCTTTCTGCCAGGTCTTAACTGCAGTTTCAGTCTGAGGTCCAAAGTCTCCATCAGCTTTTATCTTTAAAAATTCTTGAAGTGTAACCACTGAAGGTCCTTTACTTCCTTTTTTTAAGACAGTCATTTTTTAACTTTGTTGAATTTTTTACTCATCATATGAGCTACCCATAAACCTACTTTCTTAAGTATTGGAGTTTGAGCTTCTACTGTAACTGTAGTACCTTCATCTGTTTTAGTAACTTCAACATCTAATTTCCTTGAGTCAAGTACAAATTTCTTTTTCTCTTCATCTGCATGTACTGTAACATCTACATTTGGTGTGTCTACTACTACATCAACTACTTTTTCTTTTTTGACAGCTTTAACTCTTACTTTCTTAGTCTTTACTTCAAAATCTACATCCTGAACTTTTTTTGCTTTCTTAGCCATTTTATTTGTTTTTATTGGTTACTTTAGTTATGTCCTTATAGTTCTCAACTGTTAGTTGAGATAAGGTTGCTGCAACAGTTCCTGCTGTTACTACATATCCTGCTACTGTTACCACTGCTGCAGGTAATGCTATTGGAGCTGCCACAACTATAGCAGCTGCTGCACCTAGTGCAATTGCTACTTTCTGTACTTTCTTCCAGAACCTAGGTGTTCTAGATTTCCATCTTCCTTTCAATTCTTTCATTAGTTTTTATTTAACACAAACATCTTAACTGCATCTGATAATTCACCTACATTCTTTGCTAGGTTTTTTATCTCAAGCTGAGTAAGTTCTTGCAATGCTTGATACTTTATCTGAGTCTCTTGTTGTACTAGTTCTATTTTGCCTTTTAATTTGCCTAATTCTTCTGTGTTTTTTCTTACATCTCCGTGAATCATTTTTAAAAAGTATCCAAAGATAGCAAAAATTGTTCCTGCTATAAACAAAGTTATTGTTATTGTTATTGTGTCCATTGTCATAAGTTATAAATATATATAATAATATACTAAAAATTATTTATATTGCAATATTTTATTAAGCATTTTTACTTATTAAAAAGGATTAAGTACAGTTACTTCAAAAGTTCCTGGATCTCCTAAAACAACTCTTAAACTCTCATCAAATCTAATGTAGTAAAATATAGGAGTATCTAAATTTGCTGTTTCATAGTCACACCAATTTTGTGTAACATCTTCAGGTGAAACTGGGATACCATAGTAAGTATCACATTGTTCTCTCGCATCTATTGCATCCTGTTCTATTGTGTATTTATAACCTGTTATTATCATGGATATATTGTATAGAATGTATTAATGTTTGTTTCAATTCCTGTTCTGTTTGTTGATTGATCTGAATTGTATAAAATAGTTTCTTGCAGGTTACAATTTGCTAAACTTCCTGAAGTTCCACCAATAGAGTCAACTAATGTTGAATAAATTAATACATTTGAACTTGATGTTATTGCACCGCCATTTTTAAAAATTGAAATTGTGCCTGCTGAATTTTGACCTGTCAATAATAACTGAGCAGTTGTTGTATCTGTTGCTGAACTTGTAAAATATTCATTTGCCTTACCTAAGAAATAATACTTACTATCTGACCATAAATATAATGCATAACCAAGAGTACTCCACCTTGCTAAACCTATTAACTTATCTCCACTTGAAGGACGTTTACCTACCAATGATGTATAACTTGATGCTCCTACTGTTATTGAAGAGCCTAAAAGCATTAGTTTAGTTGAATTAAATAATATTGAATTTTTACCATTAGTTGTTATCATTGCACCACTTGAAACAATCTGAGGCTGGTTAAAAGCTGTTGATTGTGTTGCATTATTTGCATTACCACTTTGGTCATACCATGTAGCTACAAAGCCATTGCCAGCACCACAAAATGTAAGTAAAGAAGCTGTATCTAAAACATCATTAACAAAACCAATATTTAACTCTGTATTATCACTTGACCGTCTTACTCTAATACAACTACCTGAATAAGCTGTTCTAAGTTTACGCAATGAAAAAGCAACTGATGCACCTGGATATGTATCAATTAATAAAGGTGCTGAGCCAAAAAAATAAGGATTAATTATCATATTCTAGTACCAATCAAAGTTATTTTAAGTCCTTTAGCAGTACCATTTCCTATTTGATCTATGTGAACATTTATCCTAGAATCATCAGCTGTTATAGCATTACTAATAACAGCTGGAGTTGTAGCTGTTACGGATGTAGTTTCAGCATTATCAATGGTTAATTTAGTGCTTAAAATTGATACTCCTGACTTATGAATATCAACAGTAAATATACTGCCACTTGATTGAGCTGTACTTAATGAAGCTCTAACCTCTGTTATAATCATATCACAAGGAATCCTAAATATTACTTTAGAAGTTCCTACTGTTAAAGCAGTAGTTTCATCAGAACAAGCTGCTTGAATATAAACAGGAATTTGATTTGGTATTTGTATTAGTGTACTCATTAGTTATTATATGTTATAATTAAAGAAGCACCAGCATTAGTAGTAGTATCCCAATAAAACTTGTCAGCTTCATAATACCAGTCTAATCCTCCAGCATCCATATTAATTGTTGTTCCTGAAGGTAAAGTCACATAATTAATTCCTCCATCAAATGAAACTAAAGCATCAGCAGTACCATTACTAGCAAAAGAGATAGAATAACAAGTTACACCAAGGCTATCATTGTGGATATTTTCTAAAATTATATTAGGAGTTACAATTCGTTTAAACTGATCATTAGTTAGTACTACTGAAACTGAATCATTTGATCCACTATTACCTAAAGGTTTTTGAATGTCTACAGGTAAAATTGACTGATCAGAAGCAATTACTACAGCTACTGAGTTATCCATTGTTTGTTGGCCTAAAGGATCAACTATTTGAACTCTTAATACTGATTGTAATTGAGTGAGAATACCTTGTAGTCCTCTTAGTACACTCCATTGCCATGGCATGTTATTACCTTGGTTTCCAGTGTCTTTTAAATTTCCTATTGACATAGTTTTATAATTTAAATAACTGAGGTATTTCTACCTCAGTAAATTAATAACTTAAGCAACAATTAAAAAATGTACTTTAACTACATTATTTAATGCAGCATTTCCACCATTTGATATAGTTACTTTAAAAGAGCCTGTTGCAATATCAGAAACACTTGCAATTGCAATACCTGTTGCTGCTTCATCATACTGAACTGAAACTAAAATCTTAGATGTTGAAACTACATTACTATTGTTTACAGTAAAAAAAGATTTAGCATTTGCTGCTACTGTTGCAGATACTGTAGTAATAACACCATTTAATGCATTTACAGTTACTGCTGTAGTAATACTTGAACCTTGAATTACATTTGCTGTATTATACAATGACTGTAAAGGTTCTGCATTAACAGCTAATGGTAGCCAATTATCATCGCGAGAAGGATCTTGTGCACCTACTGCAATTAGAGTATTAACATCGGTTGGAATTGTGGTTCTATAATTACCAGCTTTAATCCAAGAAATAAAATTTAAAATGTCCATGGTTGTTTGTTTTAATAAATATACATAATAATATACAAAAAATAATTCACATAAAAAAATCCCCAGCTAAAAAACTGAGGATCTTTCCGTTTGAGAGAAGCATATCAAAATAATGTCCCTAAATAAAATGCTATAAACAACATTACTACTAAAGTTATATTGGCAATCTTTCTTCCTTCCGGATCATCATGCCACATATTGTGCATCTTGTTATATATAGGTTTAGTCATAGCATTTTGTACTAAAAATAAAAACCCAATAACTATTATACCTACAATAAATATTATTCCTGTTATCATAATAAATCAATTCTTCTTTGTAAATATACTAAAGCTTTTTGTAAATCTTCTTTTGTTTTAGAAGAATCTTTTTTACCAGCCCTTGCTACATACTTAATTACATTACCTAAATAGAAGTCTTTGTCTAGTTCCCATTCTTCTAGAACTCTGAATACTTCATAAGTACTATCTTTGCCACCATAGTAATCAGGCCGGGGTCCTTCTTCTAAGTTAATTACTCTTTTAGTTACATCCACAAGAGTAGCTTTTATTCTTGCATCACTCATGACTACCAGATAATAACTACGTCACCTTCATTAAGAACTAACTTAACAGAACCATCTATATCTATTCTTTCTACATGCTCCATATTAAGAGCAGCCGTTCTAACATATACTTGATCACCAACTGCTACTTCTTCTACCTTATCTCCAATAGCAAACACTGTAAGTTTATTCCACATCTTTACAGCATCAGCCATAATTGCATCTTCATCCTTAGCTGATAACTGGATACTGGATTCTTTTCTTTGAGGAACATCTAATAAAATAGTTCTACCTCTTAATTTTTTAAATTGTGCCATTATTCTGCTGTTTTAATTTTTATGTTTCTTTCAATATAAGTAACCATGCCTGCATGTTTATTTAAAACTCTTTCAATGATAGTTCTGTATTTTACTAAATCATCTTCATCAATAAACTCTGCTATGATTGCATTAGGAACAGTTGTTAATGCTTCTGCCACAGAGTAACTACCATCTGGATTTCTCTGTTGAGTAGTAACCTGTACTACTACTGAGTTACCAGCAGGCATTGCTTTAGTAGATTTCATCCAACCTTCTGCTTCAGAAGAAGCTTTGGATATTAATCTGAATGTATCACCATCTCCCCAGAATTGAATATCTCTCACATTCTTCTTGGCACCGTTGGCTGTAGTATTGTGTAATGACTTTGCTTCCATTATTTATTTTTTAACGTGATTACTTTTACTACTGCCATCTGAGCATTAACTAGTTCTCCTAGTGCATGGTCAAATAACATACTTTTTAAAGGCCCTCTTTCATTCTCATAGTTGGTCTTCAAGATCTCAGCCATCTGTGCTGCTAATAACTTTACTTTAGTCACCTCAGAATCATCTAGATTATCAGGATCTAATCCTACTAACTGATGTCCAAAAGGAATGATCTTGTGCTCAACCATTTCAGGAGCTTTGTCTGGTATAGCATATACCGGTTTCTTTTCACTCATTATATTTAGTTTAAAAATTATGCATCATACTTCTGATTTGTATCCAAAGGCTCTGGTATATCCTTTGAATGATCTAAGATATTTAATTTAATCTTTTCTAACAATCCTACTATAGCAAGATTATTATATACAACATCACTCATTCTTACCTCTAATCCCTCACCTTTTTCAATGATGCTTAGAATTGTTTTTTCCTGTTTATCCATTATCTTATTTATTTCATCATACATCTCTCTAGCCTGGAGATTATCCATACCAAGTTCAGCAGCATCTTTAGTTAGCTTTTCCCACAACAGTCTTTGCTGGCGTGTCATAAGATAAAGATTTAATGGAAGTTGTTGCTTTCATAGTTTGTTGGTGACACAAATATAAAAACTTTTTTAAACATTTATACTAAGAGTATAATTTTTATCTAGTTTAATTTGAGAACTATCATAATGCCGTATCATACCATCTGATATTGCAGCAGCAACCCATATAGTATTCTGATGTGGACCATAATCTATCAAGAACAAAACTTGACATACACCATGTGGAGTCTGGATCCACATAACTTGTTTAACTTCATGTATCATAAACATATTATTATACTAATATATAAAAGAATCCCGGTTACTTATTCCGGGATCCTCCCCCAGTCCGTTGACTAGGTAACATATAACTCAAAGTAAAGATACAAAAAACCCAGACAGTACTTCTTGATCAGAGAAACTTATCTGGGCGTGATACTAGTTATACATGTTGGTACCATGCTTTCCCAATAACAAAAAGACCAGGGCTAGTAGGCAGATCTTACGGTATGCATCCCAGGTACTGTTACCACAAAGATAAACAAAAAACCCCGGACTATTAATCCAGGGCTCCTTGCAAAAAAGAATGTAATCAAAATACAAAGCAGAGCTAAGGTAATAAATTTTTTTAAATAAAAATTTTTTTAGTAAAAAAATGTTGTGTATTAGAGATGGTGGTGGGTCCTTACTCAACTGACCCCCGGCCCGAGCCAGACAGGTGGTACCCCCCATGAAATCTAAAGACACTAAAACCATACAGAATAATAATATATAATATATCTACAGGATAAGTATCATCATACTCATGCATGGTGTGGATACTGATTCATACTGTTATGATATGATATGTAATATGTATATGGGATCATGTCTGTGTCTGTGTCAACCAACATGTTATATATCTAGCAAGCAACACAACAACATCATCTATATATACAGCTCTATACTAATAATAATAATTAAAATTAAAACTATGAAAGTATTTGCCTTATTTAATATGGTAGCATGTTATATGTGTGTTATCATGAGTGTTGTTAGTGTTGTATATCATGTTGCATTTTCCCATGAGTATGCTAATGCATTCATACTAGGTTTAGCAGGATTTGCAATGTTTATGATTGCAAGAACTCTACACAATGAATGGAGACAAGGGAAGCTATAAAGGCTTCTCTTTCTCTGTAGTTATACAGCTCTTTACTATTATTAATCTTAAAACTTAAAGCCATGATCAGTTATGTTATTATTAACGGTATTGTTACTGTTAAAGAATGGGTATTAAACCCAAATGCTTAATATTAAAGTGTCACTATAAGTGTGGCACTTTAACTATTTAATATACAGCTTATTACTAATCTTAAATTAAATTATATATTATGGAAACAAGAATTGATGAATCAGAAATCACACAGGATGTAATAAAAAGGTTTGGACTATTAGATACAGACACAGTGCACAGAATTCTCTGGATGCTGGATATGAGAATAAATCTTCCTAATCATGCTTATACTACAATGAGTGATGGAAAATGGTTAAAGCATTTTAGAAAACAACTTGCTGACCATTTGGATTTTAAAGATATGGTTAAACAAGACAATGACAAATTCATGAGAATTGCATTGAGTAACATGTTAGATGCTTATGAAAATCCAGAGTATTAAGGGGAGAAATCCCCTTTTACTTTAATACAGCTTTGTACTAATTTTAAATTATATATATGATAGCACAGATTATTTTTATTTGGTACTTTATTACTGGAACAGTAGTATACCAACAGGATGTTGATGGAAGAGACACTTATGCTCTATTCTTCCCAGATGGGAAAGTAGTTGATTATGCCTATAAGGCAGAGATCATAGAGTATATAGAGACCGGAACATTTGAGTATGATGAGACTTTGGAAGACAAAGTTACAGATGCAGATAAGGGGGAGTAATTCCCCTTTGTGTATTATACAGCTTATTACTAGTATTAACTTTAAATCTTTATATTATGGACTTCATAAAACAAATTAGTAACTTTGATGAATTACCTAAAGGAGGTATTTGGATAAGTATTCAGAATGGTAAAGCAGACCATTACAGAAACCATAGTCCCTTTGCTGAAAGAGAAAGAGTATTAGTGTTTGCCACAAATGAGCAAGCAGATTACTTTATTAACCATTGGGATAGTAAGTTAATGAATAACTACAAGGAGGCTTGTCTTAAACAAGACTATACCTTTTGGGTGATTCTTAAAACACCTAATGGTTATTATGCTGATGATATTCATATGTCAGGAGGGGAGTAATCCCCTTTTTTTTATACAGCTTTTTACTTATGTTAAACTTTAAAATTATATACAATGAAAAAATTAATTAAACTCTTATTCCCTAAAACTTATCAAGCTATTATTACTGAAGGTTATAACCAAGCTTATAATAATTATAATGAAGACTATAACCGTCCTGAGCATGATTATTATGACTATAATGAACAGTATGACCAGGATGAATTGCAAAGACTTCATGATGAACATTATGATAGAATAGCTGAAGAAGAGTATCAACTTGAACTCACTAGGATGTATGAAGAAGACTGTAAGGGAGAACAGCAAGAGCTGATTAAGCTTTACACTCCTAAACAACCTTTGTTAAGTGTAGGTGATAAAATTCACTTGCACTCTAAACAAGGTATCTACACAGTAACTAAAGCCTTTGAGTATTCATTTGCCTATAGAACTAGAGACTCTATAGATGACAGTTATGCTGACTACAATGACTACAAATGCCATGCTGGTGGCAGGTGGAATAACAGAGGGGAGTAATCCCCTTTTTTATTTAGTGCTTCGCACTTCTTTTTTTATACAGCTTTATACTTCTAGGGATTGTATTATTAACCCATTAAAAACAAAAGAAAATGGAAAACAAAAAAGTTCAAGGATTTTTGGTATCAGTTAGCAACACCATTAAGGCTAACAGCAATGGAACTCAATACCGCACTTGTACGGTAAGAATGTCTGACGGTAATAACTATATTGCCAAGATTTGGGAAAAGAGTTACCAATATGGTGTTGAGCTTGGTAGTGAATATACTATTGATGGACAAGTTGACGGTGATACCATCTGGTTAACCGTACTTAATGGACCATCTGCTAACATTGCTAGTGTTGCAAACCTTGGTGCAATGTTTGGTGTTGCAGAAAACACCCTAGCTGAAGAACCATTGTTCTAAGCCACTGAGATATAGCCCGCACATTATGTGTGGGTTATATTTTTTAATAGGCCTTCGGCTTCTTTTTTGTACAGCTTTAGACTGTTGGGGTGTATTGCTCTTAAAGTTTACACTATGTTCATACTCAACCTAGGAGTGAAACATAAATTGTGTACAATAATGTGTGTGATAAAGTGGTGGGAAGTATTAAACTCTCCACTAAACCATTGACTACCGTGTAGTGCTACAATCCTTGCTAGCACTTATTATTATAATGTATATAGCTAACACAGCCTTAGTACACTCCTTAGTCAATACCTTACACTATACTCTTATATACTATATAGTACAATAAATAGAGTAGCACAGTAATTGCTTCCGGAATTTAGTTTCCGTCCACTATATATGATTATTAACCTAATTAAAAATTATGATTATGAATTCAATTAGCCAAGCCATCCAAGAAGGTAATGTATGGAGTATGACTCAACAAGAAAGACAGTTATATTTATATAAACAATCTCATAGACCAGAAAATAAAAAAGTCTATGATAAGCCACATGACACTGGTGAGTACGGTACTAGAAGAAGATCTAGACCTTGGGATAACTGTTGGTTTAGTAATAAGCCACATATTATATCTCTTACTATAGAAGAAGCAATCAGTAAGCATCCGGATTATATGCTATGGTGCTACAAAAACTTAAGTATCAAATGGTCTGTACATACTGTAAGATTATTTGACAAACTACAACCAAAAACAAAAGTAATGACTGCTAATGCATTTATGTCATTACTATAATCAATTACTCTCATCCAAGCAGGATAAAGATATAACCTCAGTATCATACTACCATTAGTCATATGCACGAAGGAGGAACACTGAGCAATTAAGGATTGCAACCTTGTACTCATGAATTTGAGTATCCAATATTTGGATGAGAGTTTTTTATTAAATAGTTGCAACTGTGAGAGTACTTTACTATCTTTACATATGGAAACACTTAAAATAAATACAGCATACAAAATTACTCCAGAAGGAATAATTTATAATGCAACAGGTAACTGCAGAAAACATTCTATATGTAAAAAGGGTTATGCTCATATTACATTAAGCCACAAAGGATTTAGAAAAACTTATCTTGTTCATAGATTAGTTGCAGAACAATATATTCCTAATCCATCTAAGTTGTTACAAGTAAACCATATTGATGGTAATAAGTTAAACAATAGTGTTTCCAACTTAGAATGGGTTAATACTAGTACTAATATTGTACACAGTTTTTTTACTGGTTTATCTGATTATTCAGGATCAAAAAATGGTAGGTCTAAACTTACTGAATCTGATGTAATTCAAATAAAAGAATTATTATCACAAAATATAAGGAATAAAGAAATTGCTGATAAATTCAACATTTCTAAATCTGTTATATGTGATATTAAATATAAAAGAAAATGGTCTCACATTAACTTGTGAGAGTACAAAATTTGTGTAGAGATTGTAGTGTGATGGACGCATCATGTGAGGCTCTATATTCTATACAGAGGTCAGTATAGTCTAATTATTTTCACCCTGAAGAGGGAGCTGTATCAGCAAAGTACTAATCCTAACAGAAAAGATACCTATCTGTTAGGTACTAATGCACCATTCTCACTTCCCAAGGGTGAGCAGTTGTAATGTAAGTTTACTGTAGCAGAATACAGTCTTACAACTGAGTGCAGAGGGGTAAATGCACCACTAGTTGTAAGAGGAAACCTATTGAGGTAGTGAACGTAATCTTATAACTGGTGCATTATTTAATTAGTAACTTTTAAAAACAAATAAATATGAATGCAACTATGATTAACAACAGAGAGTATACAGATACTCTAAACCACTTTAGTTCTCAAATTGACAGAGAGCTATTAGTTTCTGCAGAGTTATACTATGGTATACCAATGACAGATTCTCAAAAATTACATTTATTCTCTATGGAGTTAAGTGATAAGCAATGGTTACTCAAAGAGTACAAACAGGAGATAGAATATACTCCTGCGGATTTTGATAATATCTACTAATTAACTAAATTAGAGTATGAAAACATCCGCAGTTATTATTCTATGGTTTACAGTAGTTACTACAGTAGCAATATTATTTGCTAGTTGTAGTACAACTAAGAAAGCCACATGTCCAGCCTACGGTCAGGTAGAGACAGAATCAAGAATTTAGTACAGTAGTACTACAAAGTTACAGGAGCTGAGTTATACTTGGCTCCTTTTTTATTGTCAAAAAATTAAGTGTATGAAAGTAAAGAAATTAAGAAAAAAACTAAAAGAAGCACAGCAGGAGCTGTATGACTTGCATTTAGATGAACCTAGTGAGGTTTACTACAAGAAGAGAAGAGCAGAACTAGAGTTTGAAATTGTGAATCTTATAGATGAACTAGACTTTGAATCAAGAATGTTACCATTTCATTTAGCACTTGTTGCATTTGTAGTAGTATCATTAGGATTGTTTGTGTATGCATATGTTGCTAAACCTTATTAAAAAATTAAAAGTATGAAAAAGTTATTTATGATTGTGGCATTAATATTTGCCGGAACAAGTTACTCACAAGTTGAGTTACCAAAGAGTCTCACAAAGAGTGAGAGAAAGTTTGTGAAGAATGTAATAGAACTCACCAATGATGTATTGGTAGAAGTAGTTAAAAGAAAAGATGGTATCATAGTAGTAGAGTTCTACAATACTATGTATACTCTTAATGATCTAGGCTATATAGATGAAATGTGGATTTTAGAAGACGCGGACTGGGTTGCATTAGGCAGAGAATATTAAAACATGTGTTTTCCCTTGAGAAAGGATAAAGAATGTACTAAGCTGATTGCAGTAATGCATGTAATACCTGTACAGAACACAGAGGACTTCTCATCCTCAACATAGTCAGGTAGCTCAGAGGTCAGAGCATGATATGCTGTAACCAATCAGGATTTTCAGAGGTCACAGGTTCGAATCCTGTCCTGACTACAGTTGCAATGCAACTAGTTGCCTTACCCTGACAGGAACAATAACCTAGAGGCTTATAAGTGGGTGACAGCTTGGAAAGACAAGCATTTTTTATTAATTAAAACTTATAATTATGAACTGGTTAGGAAAAATGTTCAAGAAAAAGAAAGTTTATGTAAAGCAAGACAAGTTCAAGCTTTGCATAGTTGATGAGACATCAGACTCAACTCATGTGGTACTAGGTATTAATGAAGAGAGAATGGATGAACTTAGAAGAATATGTGATAGAGCATATGAAAAGAATACTAAGCTTACTTCTGCTATGGATGATATACTTCAAGAATGTAATCACATAAATGAAGTTGTGATATCTATGCAGATTTATAACAAGCTCCGGGAATTAAATAGTTTGGAAGAAACACTTAGAAAATTGACTAAGTATGGATTCTAAACTAATGACATCAGTCCTTGGTTTTGACTTTAATGTTGAAATCAGGGACCAAAATGATGAGATCATTAAAACTGGTTGTAGAAGTTGTGTTAAACCAAAGAGAAAGCGTAAAATTGTGTCTAAAATACTAGACCCAAACTTCTTTACACATTATAATGAAGCTCTCATAGCTAAAATAAGAGATATGAGGAATAATAATTATTAAATTAAAACTATGACCAAGTACATAATACCAATACCAATATACAATGGTACTCTTCATCTGGTAGACTGTAAAGATACCAAAGAAGCACTAATGGAAATTAAAGGTGATGATTACAATGAAGATGATGATTCAGAGGCCTGCTTATTTTGGAATCATGAAAGTAAATCTGCAAATTGGTGGTTATGTATTGATCTTCAAGATTCTAAATTAGGCATATTGGTTCATGAGTTGTTTCATGCTACACACAGAATATTAGAGTATTTTGGTGTAGAGTTTACAAGTAAAAACCATGAACCATTTGCTTATCTAATTGAGTATCTGTACAATGAATGTATTAAAATTAAATTAAAGAAAAAACAGTCAGTGTGATTCTGTATCTAATCACACAAATAAATAAATATATATATGTATACATTAAGAAAAATCAGTAAAAAGGGCAAGTATGAGATGAATATTAGCCTAGGAAAGGGTTACACTTTAGTAACAAGGGAAAGTGAAAAAGAGTTTAATGAATATTTAGAGATGAATGGTAGGGATGATGAAAATATCTTTGCTTTTGTTACTGGAGATTCAACTGGAGTATTAGCTTTAGTTACTACTCAGCATAATTATATTATGACTGAATCAGGAGCAACATTTGATAACTTAAATAAGTATGCTCATTGTTTAAATCAAGATGTTAAAACAACAACAGTAAAGAAAATATTAGGAAGTGAACTAGTTGTAACATTCACTTGTAATAACCATGTACATGTCTATGATGAAAAAAGTGGAGTATTACCATTGTCTCCGTATAAAACACACAGCTCAATAGAAGCTGCAGTTAAGTACTTAAAGGAAAATAAAAATATTAATAACCCTGAAATTATAATCAAATGAAACAGACAGCAGTAGAGTGGTTAGAAAGTGAATTAAAAAATAGCATTGGTATGCCATATAAACATTTTGAAGAAATTATTAACCAAGCCAAAGCAATGGAGAAGGAGCAGATAATAGAGGCTTTCCATAAACAAACACAAAAGTTTTTGGACAAAGAAGAAGCAGAACAATACTACAACGAAACCTTTAAATCAGAAAAAAATGACAAAACAGACAGTAATAGAATGGTTAAGAGAGATATATAACTCTCGCAATACTTATGAGAAATTTATAGCTAACATTGATTGGGAACAAGCCAAAGCAATGGAGAAGGAGCAATATTTAACTATGTCAGATTATAATTTAGAAGAGTTAGCTAAAGAGTTTGCAATCCAACAATTAGCAGACCCAAAGGAATACGATACCAGTATATATGCCGCCACAATTCAAAATACTTATATGGTTGGCTTTCAAAAAGCACTTGAATTATTAACCTTTAAATCAGAATAAATGAAAGTGAGTGTTACATATGATGATACTGATGTAGCAAAAGCTCTCAGTAAGATCATCAAGGACTCTAATTCTGAGGAGTTTGTTAAGTTACTTACTCCTATGATATGTGATAGCTCACAAGGTGTGAATCATTTCTTTAAGCTGATGATTGGTAATAAGTTGCCGTATATTATACCTAATGGTACATTATGCAAAATGTCTATTAATAACCTTGGTTATGGTATAGATAAGGAAGCTACCAGACAGAAGTTTGCTGATATGGATGATAAGATTGTAATAACTGTAAAGGAATTCAGAGGTTATCATCAGTATAGTGAGTATGTTGTTGAATATACTGGAGTTATAGCAGCTGGCACAACTAAAGTAAATACTGATTATATAGCAGAAAAGGATTTAGAAGTTATTGAGGAATTTTAAGAAGTGTATCTGTTACACTTTTCCTGACCAAAATACGGAGGGGTGAGATTCCCCTCTTTATTGTTTAGCTATATATTGCTAAATTTTATTGGTTTAAACTTTAGGTGTTAAATTAAATGCACTACATTTACTAGCATATTTTTTATGCCTCAATGCAGTATCAATTACCAAATGGTAAAGTAATTAATTTATCCCTAGATCAGTTCCTTGATATGACTGATGAAGATATACAATACCTCATATCAATAGAGTATGGTGAGTATGTAAGAGACCCATTCAATGGCTCAGCAGTAGAGGACAACAAACAAGAGAAATATTATGACTTTGATTATCTAGCAGATGATGAAAGTGAAGACAATGTAATATCAGATGATGACCCATTTGATGATATTATAGATTTATCGGGCCCTTTGGACATATAATACCTGAATTGCAATAAGGTATTAAGCACTTATCACTTAGTAAGAGTAACTAATGATATAGTAAAATCAACTCAAACAATCAATTATTTATTTATTTATTTTAAAACTTAAGGTTATGAACACAAAAGTTAAAGTTGTAGCTGATGCTACTACAGGATCTATCATTACATTATCTGGTAATGCACAATTTGGTTATGTTAGATTAGAGCAAGTAAGATCTGTCATTGATGACAATGGTTTCTTGCGTAGAAAACCAGTTAGCACATTAATACATGGTGATATCAATGAATTGAAAGCTATGAATTTTTATGCTGGACAAGAATTACCAGGTCAAATTGTTATTAAAGAAGCTTTAGAGCCATTTAATGCAAAATCTCCTGAGCGTGATCTTAAAGTAGCAGGTTCTACAGGTATTATTTGCACATTTGAAGGTGCACCTATCTTCCGTAAAACTGTATACTCATCAGCATCTAATGCTCAAGATACACTTATCAAACATGATAATGTTGATCAATTGCGTGAGGCATATGCTTTGCAATCAGGTACATCAAGTGCTATAAACAATGCACGTCCAACTGAAGATTTATCTATCTAAGATAGTCTAAGTTAGTTAGTATGAGAGGGGTAGAAATATCCCTCTCTTTTTATTTATGATTAAAAATGTATAAAAATGGAAAAGTTAAAACAACAGATTAAAGATTATCAATTGTATGCAGGTAAGACCTATATGCAATATGAAACAGACAGTTATTCAGAGTACCAGAATTATCTTTATAAAAGAGCACTTTATGGTCTAAGTGCACTTTCAGAACAAGAACTAGCTACTATGTGTAGCAAAAAGAGACAAAGAGTTATTAATGTTTATAAGAGAGCTCAAGTAGTTATCAATAAACTTAAACAAGAGTTTACTATACAGTATACTAATCTTTTGTTCAAAACATTGTTCCCAAACAGTCCTCTTACAGATGCCTTACTGGCTAATACTGAGACAGATGACAAGTTTAAGAACACACTAACTTTTAAAGATTTAGGTATTGAGAAAAAAGATATTATTAGTATCTTTATAGCAGAGGGAGTACTACCTAAAAACTTTTTAAGTTTAGAGAGAGACCCAAATCAATTACCAAGATTAAAACATGAAGTTAAAAGTATGTGATGGGTGCGGAAAGGATTCAGTAATCTGGAAAAGCAGTGGAACTGGGGGATTAAAATTATGCAAAAACTGCTGGAGTTGCCACAAAAGCGGAGAAAATATACAGAAACCAACAAGTTCTGAAATCCCCCGTGTCTCCGCTAAAAGGGCAAAGAAAGATGCTGAGTATAGCAAACTAAGACAAAGATATCTAACAGAGAATCCTTTATGTATGGTAAGAGTATCAGAGTGCATGCATAATGCAACTGATATTCACCACACATTTGCTGGAAGTAATAGAAATGCTTTTTACTTAGTGCAATCCACATTTTTATCTGTTTGTAGAGTATGTCACAACCATATCCACAATAATCCAGCAGAAGCTAGAACTATGGGATGGTTAAAATGATTGCATCTAGTTATGGAAATAAAACAAGTTAGTAAAAACTGTAGTGTATGTACTGTTGACTTAACACAAAGAACATGGATATTAAGCAAAAATCCTGATAATACTTTTGGTCATATAGGAAAGAAATGTAAGTATTGTATAAGAAATGCTAAATGGTGCAGAGTTGAGTATAGTGATCCTGAACTTAGAGAACTTTCAATAAGACAAAGAAAACTATTAGAAAAGAGATCATATTACAAAAGAGTAATAGGGACTAGAAGAGCAACTATTAGGGCACTAAAAAAGGAACCAACAGTATGTAAGACATGTGGTAGTCAACTTACTGAAAAAAATGAATGCATAGGTTTATCAAAAGATAAGAAAAGAATAGATAGATGTAAACATTGTAGATATGGTATTGATCAATTTTGTAAGTTATCATATTCAACAATGGAATTAGAAGAGTTTTCTATATTTCAAAATGATAAAATTAGTGCACATTTAGCTAGTATTGCAAGAAGAAATCTTGATGATAATTACATTAAAACTCTTATACTTAATTCTATACGGTGTCTTAGTCCTGAAGATATTACACCCAATTTAATTGAGATCAAAAAAAAACAGATTATTATTAAACGTAAACTTAAGAACCAAATGTATGAGTAAAGTAAACACAAAACAGATCAAAGATGTTGCAGACAAATCAGAAGTGATTGGCAACAAGGCTTATGAAAATTTTAACAAAGATGGCAAACTTGAAGCTGGGAAGCTTGCTATTGCCGCATTTAAGAACACCTTATATGCAAACAGTCTTTTAATTAAGACAGAGAAGATTTAAAATAAAAAGTATGCCGGAAGTTCAACTTACAACTACAATAGATGTTGATGAATATGTGGATGTAGACATTGCAGATATTCTAGATGAGTGTAGTGAAAAAGAATTAGAAGCAGTTGTTGAATACCTTGTAGACAATGAAGTAATTAAAGCAAATAGAGTTTTGCCTAAATATATTTCCAAATCTGAAGAGGAGTTTAATAATAATGTAGACAAGCTCTCAGAGCTTTATTTAGCAATATCTATTGAGGACAGTGCTGTAATAAATGAGATATTAAAAAAGTACTGATTTATTAATGATTTAAAAATTTATGATTATGAAAAAAGGATTTATTCAAATTGCAGTTACAACAGATTATACACTGTTTAACTATTTACCAATGAACAGAACTATTGATTCTAAACAAGTAGAAGCATTAGTGCAAAGCATCCGTGAGATGGGAGTTACAAGACAAGTAATATGTATTAAAACAAACTGCATTGACGGTGAACTAAAAACATTCATTATTGATGGTCAACATTTAGTACATGCTTGTCAAAGAGAGGGTCTTCCTATAGAGTATAGGTATATTGAGATTATAGATGAGGATGATATAGTTAGAAAAATGGCTTTTTATAATAATTCATCTAAGTCTTGGAAACTTATGGATTATGTAAATGCATGGAAATTTATTCATCCAGATTATCTTACACTTAAAAAGTACAAAGAATTGTATAATCTTGAACCACTGATGATTGCTGGTATCTGTAATAATGCAGATTCATATAATGGTGTTTATGCAGCAAGTGAGCTTATTAAAAATGGTAACTTTAGAGTTACTAATGCTAGAGCACAAGCAATGTGTAAAGACTTTAGTGATTTGTTTATTAAGATTGGTAAAGCTGACAGATGGGTTAAGCACAATTTCTTGAGAGTATTTATTCAGGCCTATAATAGTAAAAATTATGACCATAAAGCTACTCTTCAGAACATTGATGATAACATCAAGATTATTAAAGCTATGACAGATGTATCTGAGGCTAATCAGTTTATCCAAAGAAATGTATTTAATTTAATTTAAAATGACAAAAGATCAAGTCCAAGAAGAAGCAATTAAAGCTACTGATGGCAGACAGAAATGTAGTGTAGTATTAGGAACTGGTGAAATTATTAACTTAAAAAAATAAAAATGAAACAGACAGCAGTAGAGTGGTTATGTAACGAATGGTTATATATAGACCAAGAATTTGATATGAAGCTAATTGACAAGAAAACTTATTGGGAAAGATTGAAATCTGTACAAGAACAAGTCAAAGCAATGGAGAAGGAGCAGTCACATAAATATGCTGAATTTGCAATAAGATGTGACAGGAAGGATATGAAAATATTAAACTTTGAAGATTGGATTAAATTAGAAACTAAATCAGAATAAATGAAAAATAATATTACAAAACAGGTACAAAAACTAATAAAATTCTGCAAAAGTGATAATTTCAGGAATGTTATGAGCAATTTTATGGATTGGTATATTTCAATGGGATTTGCAGCTTTTTTGATATGGTTTTTATATGCTGTTTTTGGATGGTAAAATAATTTATTAAAAATTTAAAAAAATAAATAACCTTTAAATCATAATATATGACACCTAAAGAGAAAGCAAAAGAGTTAGTGGATAAATTTGTAATATTAGACAATGATATATTTTGTTCTGTAAATTATCCGTATTCTAAACAATGTGCATTAATAGCAATTGATGAAATATTAAAAGCGGTTGAAGAAAAGTATGATTGGCAGCAAGTTAAACAAGAAATAATAAACTTTAAATCAAAATCATGAAAAATACAGCAGTAGAATGGTTATATAATAAATTTTCAACTTGTACATCTGATGAAATGGTTGGTAATATTAACAATTGGTTTGAACAAGCAAAAGAAATGGACAAAGCAGAAAGAGCTAAAGAATACCTAAAAGGCTTCAAAGATGGTAAAGAGTACCAAATAAAATTAGATGAATTAACTTTTAAATCAGAATAAGATGGAAAATGGAAAACAAGGAGCATTTGCTTGTGTAGATTCTCAAAAGCAATATCTACAAGAAGGATTAACTAAAAGAGAATACTTTGCTATACAAATAGCAACAGGATTAAGTGTAAGATCTATACCTGGTAGACACAATGGTATAGATGAAATGGAAGTAGAAGTTCCTTTATATGCAGTTAGACTTGCAGATGCCTTATTAAAAGCATTAGAAACTAAATCAGAATAAGATGAAACAAACAGCAGTAGATAAATTAAAAAACCACATTCCTTATTTAGAAAATAAAAGGAATAATGAGCTTGAAGATTTTAATAATTTAATTAAGACTAATGCACCAGAAGAAATAATTAACAACTGTTTTAATTTACTTTTAAAAAAACAAAAAACATTAATAACAATAGGAAATGCTATAGCTATACTTGAAATAGGTTCTGATTATTAATTAATAACAAAACTTTAAATTGTAACAATGAAAACAGTATTTATAATATTACCTCTCCTTACTTTTAATAAGTACAATGATGGTAGAAAAGAAATCACTATTGGTTGGCTAACAAAAACTTTATCAATAAAATTTTAACCTTTAAATCAGAATAAGATGAGTAGAAAAAACATAATACAACATGCTTCATGTGAGTATGAAAAAGAAATCCTAGATAAGATTGGAAGAAATAAAACAAATGAAAAAACATTTAATAATAGTATCTTCATTAATGAGCCTGAGCATAATGAACTTCTTGGATTCTATACTTACAGAGGGCAAGTTTGTATATTAGATGGTTTAGGTATGGATGTTAATTTTTCAGAATATACAGAAGAAACAAGAAAAATTATTCACGGTAATATTATCAACAACAATTATTACTAAATCAAAATAAGATGAGTTATTTTAAAAAAATACACTTAATTTGTAAAAAATTTATAAAACAATAAAGATGGAAAATTTAAAAATTACAGTTACCGTAACAGATGGTAACAAAGAAGCAAAAGGTAGCACAGATATTAAATCATGTGAGTCTATGAAAAATGATTTTGGAATTAGTAAACTAGATGAAATAACTGCTATGTTAGTTAATGAATTAAATTGCAAGTCAGAATAAGTATACTTAATTATTAGGGACTAGATTCTTGTAAAATTAATTTATTATATGAACAAAAATGACATTCAAAGAGAAGCATTAGAAGCTACTAATGGTAGGAGAGCTTGTTCTGTTGTTTTGGCTACAGGGGTCGGTAAGACCCTTGTTGGCCTAACACATTTGGAGAATAATACTACACCATTGATGAAAGTTCTTGTAGTAGCACCAAAGAAAGCAATCTTCCAGTCATGGAAAGATGATGCTGTGAAATTTGGAAAAGAAGAATTATTAGGTAGAATGGTATTCACTACTTATCTAAGTTTGAATAAACACAAGCCTACTGATTATGATGTAGTCTATTTGGATGAGATGCATAGTTTACTAGACAGTCACCGGGGTTTCTTGCAACTTTATAAGGGCAAGATCCTCGGTCTTACTGGTACTCCTCCAAAAAGAAGTTTCTCAGAGAAGGGTAGGTTAGTGCAAGAGTTCTGTCCTGTAGTATTTACATTCAAGGCAGATGATGCTGTAGAGAATGGAATACTAAATGACTATCAGATTGTTGTACACCAGTTAAGTTTAAGCAATGAGAAAGTATATGAAGCTAAAATGTCCAACAAGACATACTTTACAGCTGAGACATCTAATTATACTTACTGGTCAAGAAGACTTGATGTAGGTAGTGGAAACATGCATATGCTGAGAGTTATGAGGATGAAAGCTCTAATGGAGTATCCAAGTAAAGAAAGATATGTTAAAAAGCTATTTAGTGACATAGATAGTAAATGTATTTTATTTGCAAATACTCAAGCACAAGCTGATATGCTCTGTTCACACAGTTATCATAGCAAGAATCCAGAATCTGAAGAGAATCTGAGAATGTTTAAAGCAGGAGAAATAACTAAGTTATCTACTGTAATGCAGTTAAATGAGGGTGTAAACATACCTAACTTGAGACAAGGCATTATTATGCATGCATATGGTAATGAAAGAAAGGCTGCACAAAGAATAGGTAGGTTACTCCGATTAAACCCAGATGATAAAGCTATTGTCCACATACTATGTTATATGGATACAGTGGATGAAAAATGGGTTAAGGAAGCACTTGAAGGATTTGATCAGACTAAAATTATTTGGAAAGATTTTAATATTTCATTATATTAGTAATATGGAAGACAATAAAACACACAAAGTAGTTATTTATAATGATGATGTAAATTCATATGATTATATTACAGCTTGTCTTATTAGAATGTGTAAACATGATCCAATACAAGCTGAGCAGTGTGCTGTTGTAGCACATAATATAGGAAAATGTTCTGTAAAATCTGGTAACTATTTGGATATGTATGAATTAAAAAGTACATTTGATGATCTAGATATTAACTGTGAATTAGAAAACTTATGTTAAGAGTTGTGTGTATCAATGCTGAAAATAAACCAAAAAAGATCTCTCCGTATGAGTGGGTCAAAGAAGGTGAAATCTATACTGTTATAGAAATAAGTAAAATGGGTCTACAAGCTGGTAGATTTGGTTATAAACTTAAAGAAGTACAGTTATCAGAACAATCATTTCCTTATGAGTATTACAATTCAGACAGATTTGTACCAATCATATCTTTACAACAAGTACTTAGAGAAGAAGAACCAGAAGAACTGGTAGCAAATTTAGATTTAGTTTAAACTTAAAAAATTTATTATGAAAGACAACTTAGGCATCATTGGTGTATCAATTTTCTATGTCTACTTCTTTGTAGCACATATCTTTACTTTTTACTTCTGGTTTCAATGGGCTCAAACTCATGGTTTCCTAAGTAGTTTGTTTATTGGACCCTTTGTAGCAGAAATTAAAGGTCTATTATTTCCTTTTTTCATGTAGTTATGGATTATACTTATGAAGAGGTACTTGAAGCTTGTAAGGAAGTTAGAGCAAAGATTAAGGAAAAGAAAAGTAGACAGCACATGGATATGAGAAACTATCTTATTGCATTACGGTACTACAAATATTATGAAGTGGAGGAATACATATCCAGAGACTTTGACATGAAGAGATGTACAGTACATCACTCTAAGAGTCAACCAGCTATGTTATTAAAACTCAGAGACATATCATTTAGTGCAAATGTAGCTGAGTTAGCAATGAAGTTTCCCTATAAGTTTCCTGAAGTAAAAGATCCTACATTCAAAAGAAGTAGTAGTGTAATTACATATCTTGATCCTGCTACTCTTAAGAAACTAGATATGTATATGATAGCAAAGGATGTTAAAAGAAGAGACGTTGCTGTTAAGGAATTAATTAGTAAAGCATTGAGACTATGGGAAAAATGAAAGAAATTTGTATTAATATTATGAATGGGGACATTTCACAGGAAGCTACTATAGCTGACATAACAAGAATGAAAGAACTAGAAATTAGTAATTGGCAAGAGTATGAAAGATACCAGGAAAACACCAGATCACTCAGAAGAGAATCTGAAAATTCAGCAGAGACTGAAAAGATACAGGCAGCGGGAAAAATCTTTGAAGAATCCCTCAGAGAAAGTAATGAACAATAAAACAATAAACAATGAAGAAGGTGATTAATTTGGTATTAGCAGTATTAACAGTAGGAACTCTTAATGCTCAATGGACATATAAAACTATTGATAATGGTTTTGATGAGCCTTACAAGATTGCATATACAGCATTAAATAATGATGGCTATGCTAAACTTGAAAATGTAAATGGAAAAGTTGTATTTTATATTGCAGGTAGTTACTATTGTGATGAAAAACCAAAAGTAGATGTAGTATTTTTTGTAGATGGTGTAAATAAAAAATATGCATTTACAGGTTCCAAGTCTAGTGACTCTAAAAATATATTTATTACTTGGGATTTAGCATCAGATCCGGATGCAACCAATGATTTTAAAAAAGCTTCATTGCTTAAGGTAAGAATAAATGAGTCATATTGTGATTCAGAATCTTATCTGTTTATGATGTCAAGTAGTAAAGATGCTTTTGAATTTATAAATAAAAATTAATTAACCAACAAAAACAAAAACAAAATGAAAAAAGTAATTAGTGTATTAGTATTAGGGATGTTAGTAACATCATGTTTTAATTCTGAAAAAGGGGAAGTTGATGTAGATATAACTACATTTCAAGGCCCTGTAAAATTTAGTAACTTATGTGAGGATAAACTTAGTGGAAAGAAAGAAATCACAGGTTTTGTACAAAGCATGTGTACTAAATTAAAGTATAACTGTAAGAATTCAGCATCATTTAAACCTACAGCATGTAATTTTTATGGTAGTAAAAAATTTGGAGATACAGTTTTTGTATCATTAGTAGGTACTGCACAAAATGGTTATGGTGTACCTGGAGAAATAACTGCATACGGTAAAATTATCAAAGGTAAATTACTTGATGATGTGTTTGTCTATGCTGACTAAATGATCCATTTTATTAAATATCTGGTGGTATGGATAAGCCAAAACTTATCTATACCATTCTGGATGGTAGGTCATGTACACCTGTCTGTAAATGTCTATGAAGACATATATGAGTTATTAGCATCATTTGGTATGAATATACTAGTTGCTGCTGGATTTATTATTGATTATTTAGAACAAAAAAAGAAGTTATGAAAGAAGAAAAAATTAAAGAAGCTGCAAAAGAATATGTAAAAAATTTTGCTCCGTCTGTAAAGTCTGCAAGGGGACTTGGCTTTGTAGATGGTGCTAAATGGCAACAAGAAAGAATGTATAGTGAGGAAGATTTAAGAGAAGCATTTAGACAAGGTGAAAATAATGTAGGTTATAACAGCAAATATGGCTACACCTTTAAATCAACAGAAAAAGAATGGTTTGAACAATTTAAAAAGAAATAATATGAAAACAGAAAAGAAAAAAGCAGGAAGACCTAAAAAAGAGAAAGAACCTGTTATTACAGTGTATAATCCAATGGAACTTGATCTTTTAAATGCTGAGAGAGCAATTGCTGCAAAAAATGAGTCTATTGAATATTTAGAGAATAAGTTAGATGAAGCTTACAGAGAACAAGAAGACATGTTAGCTGAAGTTAATAAATGGGTATTTCAAGTAATACACCATTGTTCAGAAGTAGACTCTAAAACAGGTAGAATTACACTACATGATGTAGACTATTGTGCTGATTTAATTAAAAGAATCATGAAGCATAAGTTTGAGAGTAAACCACAGCAAGATGAATAATAAACAATTTCAAGAAGCTAAGAAGCTAAATGACAAAATTGATGAACTTACTGCATATCTAAACAAGTTACAACATGCAAGAGGTTGTTGTCAAATTAATCAAGTTAAAATTACTTATCATGTTGGAATGTACTCAACAAAATGTGAACTTTATTTAAAAAATGAAGCTCTTGGATCTGTCATAGAAATGTTAATAAAGGAAATAGACAGAGTTGAGCTTGAGAGAGATGAGTTACAAAAAGAATTTGATAATTTATAAATCAGAATAAGATGGGTAGAAAATTGCATAACATATTGGCAGTTGTATTTGGCATATTAACAGTTGTATTCTTATACACAGATAAAAAAGACTCAATGTTTATGGCACTGGGTCTCTGTTTATACAGTGAGATTAGAGCACATTTGTGCAAAATTGAAGATAAAATTAAATCAGAATAGGATGTTTAAGATAGTACCAATAGATGTGTTTTCTACAGATGTAGTAGTATCTATTAATCAGTCTGATGACCAACTATATGATTGTCTTTGTCACAGGTTTACAAGAGAACAATTTGATCTAGCATTTGATGATTGGAAATCAGATGCTAGAACTGTGACACATAGTGATGGTTTTGTAATAGTTAGGTTTAGAGGTAAAATTAAAAAGGAACCTGATACACTTGGTTTGGTAGCTCATGAAGCATACCATGCAGCATATTCTGTTCTTAATAAAATAGGAGTACAACCAGGGTTTGAGACAGAAGAGGTGTATGCTTATCTAATCCAGTTCCTTGTAAGAGAAATACTTAAAATTAAATAATATGGCAGAAGAAGAATGTTGTCCAAAATGTGGTGAATGTGAAAACATTCATACTAATTATGATTGGAGTAAAAAAGAAAGACCAGTAGAAGAGTATTTATGTAATGAATGTGGAACTTATTTTCCACCTAAAGAAAATGGTAACACAAATTTGGTGGAGGAATAACATTATTAATGTGAATCCTGATAAAGCACCTGCTGATGAAAGACAACTAATTTCTTTCTTAAGATATAATAATGCTCCAGCATGTTTTGTAAAGACAGGTAATGCATGGAGAAAAGTTACCAAAGATGGTCAACTGATTGAAGTATCAAGAACATTGTATCTCTTATCATTTAAGGATTGGTTGAGGATTGCTCTTGATGATTGTTTCATTGAAAATTAAAATAATATGGGAGAAATTAGTGATAAAATGGATAATGGAGAATACTGTGCTATATGTGGTGTATACTTAGATCCAAAAGAAGAAGTATATGTCCAAGCAACAGGTGATAAAATGTATATGCCAGCAGATGAAAGTCCTGCAGGATTTCCAGTATTATGTTATGATTGTCATTTAGATAAAGAAGATGTATGACACTCAGAGATACAGAACTAATAGGTAAGAAGCTTGTAAAGTATGGGTTTTATAGAAATCCTAAAGATCATCATGTATACTCTGATAAAGATGGTGTAAAAGTTCACTTTAGACAAAGTTATCGTCATTTCTGGGTAGTTGATATAACTTATGAATTTAATGTACATACAATAGTTAGGTATCAGCATCATGGTGCTGTATTTACTCCAGAGTGGGTAATAGAAGAACATGAGAAATTACAAGCAATGTTTAAATTTATAAGAGGATGACTAAGGAAATTTTTAAGTACATTTTGGATCAACTGAAAGAACAGGAGATTAAGAATCAAAAGTTATATGAACTAGATATTGATATTACTAACTTTCTAGACTCACATCATAAAGTAATTACTACTTTACTTAAAGTATATTATGGAGAAGAGGGAGAAGATTGGTTAAGTTGGTATCTTTATGAAAGAGATCCTGAGGGTTCTCTAGATCAAGCTACAGATGCAGATGGTAATCCTCTTTGTTATGATTTTGATTCACTATGGGAAACTATGGAAAAATGTAGGTTAGAAAAGGAAGAGTATGTTTTACCTAAAAAGATGACAATAGAAGATATGGTAGCTTACCTTAAAGAACTAAAATCTAAAAATTAATGAATATGGGAAAAGTAATATTGGAATTTGATTCAGTAGAAGAAGCTACTGAAATTAAAGATGCACTAGAAGGATACAAGTGGAAACTAGCTATGTGGGATCTTGATCAAGAACTTAGGAATACTACTAAGTATGGCCGGAGTATACTAGAGTCAAATGATGAAGCTACAACAGCGGAAGTTGATGTAGCTGATAGAATTAGAGATAGGATCCGGGAGATCTTAACTGATTACAACTTACAAATGGAATAAAATATAACCTACTTAATGTGTAATATATTATGTATTAAGTAGGTTTTTTTCCGATTATGCATAACATAATATGCATTAACTTTTTTATATTTAAATGCATATAAATTAGTACTTTTTGCTTTGAATATATTTAAAAACATATAATATGGAAATGAGACAGTTAGTTTATAATGCAGTAGAATGCTTAGAATGTGGTGAGACAATAGTTTCTAGAACAAGACATGACTACCAGCTATGCGGATGTCCTAATGAAACTATGGTAGATGGTGGATTAGATTACATGAGGTATGGTGGTAAGGACATGAGTAAGGTTAAACCTGTAGAAATCTATGCTGATGATGACTATGAGATTGTACGGAAATTTGCCACACGAGGGAGTAGAGGTAAGGATGGACAACAACCATTATCTTGGATTGCAATATGTGATATGGATGATGATTACTTAGAAGCAGTAGTTGATTATGGTGGTGCTAATTGGCACATAGATTTGATTAAAAAAGAAATAGAATATAGAAAAACACAGTAGTATGAGAAGAATAATTATAAGTAAGGGTAAACCTGCTAAATCTGGTCCAGTACATACTCGTGATATAAGTGTGGGAGATGTAATTGATTGTTTTTTTCCTAAAAAAGGAGAAGAGTACTCATATTTAGGATATGCTTATTATACACCTAAAACATTTGTTGGAACTATACTTTTAGATTTCTTTAAAGAGGTAGATAAAGTAGCACGTCCTAAGTGGTGTCCTAAGTTTTACTTAAGATTACTTAAACTCTTTGGTAATGATAACAGTGTTGTAAGAATGAGAAACTATTACTTATCCTGTAAATATAGTAAAATAACCAAGGGTATTATGATTACTGATATGAAATGGAAATATGATAGTTTTAGGATATATGGTAGTTTTACTAAGGAATTAGATAATATATCAAAAGAAGTATGTAAAAAAATAGATAAAGTATGAGACTAACATCACTAAAAAATGCACCGGATTTTAAACAGTTTGTTATAGAAATAGTTGATGAACATTATCAAATAACAAAAGGTAATGATTCCAATCTTAATTATTTATGGTATATGTATAAAAGTGGCACTAATGATGGTAATTATAAACCTTTTATATTTATGGCAGAGATGCAGTTATTAAAAGAAATGGGTTATATGTCACAGGAACAAATTGAAGCCATGTGTGATATGATGGGGTCAGAAGATGAAGATAACTTAAATATAGCTTATTTAGCTCTTAAGAACTTCAAGGGACAAAGACTTAAAGATCATGGTATATATACAAAAACTAATTTTGCTTATACTGGTGTGGAAAAAGATTATCCAGTTAAGATATTAAATCATTCTATGTTTTTAAACACAGTTAAAACTCAATAATTATGACAGAAGCTGACTTAGTTGAATTAGGCTTTGAAGTTATTACTGTAACTAACAAAGAAAGTCAAAATGGATATGATTATTATTTTTATCAAAAGGAACTTTGTGCTGATTTAGTCCTGTACAGTACAGATAGTATTGATGTTAAAGATAATAACTGGACATTAACATGTTGGGAGGTTCCTGCTATTAAAATAAGAGATGTAGCACACTATAAAGAGTTTGTAGAAATACTAAAAACTATAGTTTGTTAGCAGTTTTGGGATTTTCATCAATTTCCATTTTTGCTTTTTCTGCAATAACATTGAAGATTACTAGTGAAGCTGCACACTGCCAGGAATTATCTATTCTTTCAGACATAACATCCATAGGAGATTGAGTTACTAATACTTCTCCAGTTCTTAAATGAATATTTGTACCAGCATCTGGGTTTAATGAGTTAACAAATGATAATCTGGTTATATGAGTTACATTGATATGTTCTATATAAGAACCATCTTTATCTTTAAAAACTACTGGTATAAACATTAAAGTATAGTGTTATTTTCTATTTTGTAGTTAGATACAGATACTTGATCATTAGTTCTTCTCATTATAGCAAAACCATGATTCCATTCATTAATTTCCATGTATTCTGGTTCAAGATCACACATACAACCTAGGCTATAACCCTTTATGCTTGTGTTTTCTTCTGCACCAAATATTCTTTGGATGCTTTCACTGGACTTATGAAAGTGGTTTACTATTGCATTAGATTTGAGTTTCATTAATAATGTTCTTGCGGGAACTACACCACCAGCACCTGGAATTTTATCTCCATGTTCTATAGTGTAGTTTCCAAAGACAACTTTACTTCTGAAGTTTAAGTATTCTACTTTATATTTAGCAAGATGTAATATTACATCAAGTCTGAACTCATCTATGTCTAATAGTTCTGATGCTTTAATTCTAAGGTATCTTTCAAATCTATTCTCATGATTACCTGGTATAAAGTAAATAGGAATATCTGGGAATCTGTTTCTAATGTAGCTTAAGAATTCTTTACCAGATTCTATTTCTTGTTTGAAGTGAACATTTCTTGGATCTTTTTCATGAAAAGATAATTGGTAAAAATCTAGTAAGTCACCATTTATAAGTATGCTATCAACTTCTTCTTCTTCAAACTTAGTAAACATTACTTCTAGAGCATCATTGTCATGATATGGTATGTGAACATCACCAAATACTCCAAGAGTTTTACATAATAGGGGAAAAGTAAATTTATCTCTTTTTTTTGTATGAGATTCTGGTAAATTATGTTCCATATTCATATTTTTGTTTTTTAATTCTTTAATAAAACCTTGATGTGTTATCCTTTTTCTGCACCCATCACCCATTTGACCTCTGTAGTAACGGACCCTACCATATACAGATTCAGTATTAAAGAAAAACCCAGAATTTTCATTATAAATTTTTCTAGCAATAGTTCTGGATGGGCTGTTTGGGTAATCAGTAAGATATTGGAATATGATGTTTGTAGTTACTTTTCTTTTATTAGCCATATGTTTATGTTAAACCACTCATTATTAATATACAAATAAAAAACATGATTACAATAAAAATGATCAAGAAAAATGGAAAAATTACATATGAAGATGAGAAGTCAAAACTGGCTTATGACATTTTTGTAAGTAAACTTCCAGAAAATCAAAAATTGGAAATGTATATAGATCTAGCTGATGCAGATCATAGTAAAGCACAACTTGCAAAGGTACATGCTTGTATAAGAGAACTTGCAAAAGAGTCCGGATATAGTTTTGATGATATGAA